ACTTGAACCGGCCCTTCTTCTTGCCGTTGAGACTCAGAGCAGGTCCGCATAGATGCATGGTCATTGAAATATCCTTTGTGGCTCAATCATGTGCTTATTATAGCACAGAGTGAATTAAAGAGCAATCAGTTAAGAGTTATTTGAACAGCACTAGAGCCATCATTACAGCCTGCACAATAAAGCCCAGACCAATTGTGATGATGTTTAGATTGTCTCGAAGCACTATGGCCCGCAAAAACAGTAACACCAAGGCACTCCACATAAACAGCACCAGATCCAGACTGGGTGGGCGATCGGTTAGTCCTGTGATCAGGGCCAGCATTGCAGGCACCGTGGCAGCATGCAACAGAATAGCTGCCAACCAGCCCAGGGTGTCTGCTGAGATTCGAGCCAAGGAAGTTGCCACAAACTCACGCACAAGATTGATGTCAAATTTCATGCTTTGTCTCCGTAAAAAATATGGTTACCAATTTTTTCAATTCGGGGCAGTTTCCAACCTGGGCTCACATAGTCCGCATGATAGAACAAGGCGTTTTCAAGACTGGGCAATCGGAATTTTTCCAACAGCACCTTCTTGGCCACTTCTTCACTTTCTTTCCAGAGTGCAGGATGTACTGGTCGAATCTTGTGGTTGCTTTCGCAGTACCAGCTGAACTGACACACTACCTTTTGGTAGAATGTGTTCTTCTGATATACCACTCCGCACACGGTGGGAGCAAACTTGCCCGATTCTACTCGGTTCAGTGTGACCTGAGCAACACCTACCTTGCCCTCAAAGGGTTCGGAGGCAGCTTCCCAGTAGATATTTCTTGTGAGACAATCCAGTTGTTTGGTGTTTTCGGCAGCACTTACATAGCCGGTGGGCAGGTTGCGATTGTCCTGGCGTAGTTGACTCAGCTTGGCATTGCAGGCTGCAAACACAGCCGCGAACACCAGCACAAGTCCAATAACGTTGAGAGCTCTGGAGCTCCACTTGGCCATTTTTAAATTTTGATAGATTTTTGTTTTCATGGTAGTTTTACTTACTCAGTTGGGCTGAAATCCGGAACAAACCGGGCCAAAATGGTAGCGTTTTGCCATTAACTAGGGAGTTAACCCCATCAACAATTATAACAGCAAGTTCAATTGTTGTCAATCATGCACACCGGAATTGGCAACATCTTGTGCAGATTGGCCGCTCGGATTTTGCGATAGCGTTGGAGATTGCGGGCCTGCTCTTTGTTCAGTTTCTCTGTCCAAACCATGGTGTCCAGGGCCATGGCCAGTTCCAGTTCGGGGTAGGTCATGCCCAACTGATCTTCGTCAGTTCTGCGATCATTCCAGAGTCCGTCAGTTGGGGCAGCGTCAATGATTTCTTGCAACAGGCCCATTTCACGTCCCATGTCCCAGACGTCAGTTTTGAGACAATCTCCAATGGGGCTGATGTCCACTCCACCGTCGCCGTACTTGGTGTAGAATCCCACACCAAAGTCTTCTACTCGATTGCCGGTGCCCACCACAATGCCCTTGTTGCACTGAGCAATCTGATACAGGCTCATCATTCGCAGTCTTGCACGACTGTTGGCAAAGGCCAGCTGTTCTTGTGAGTTGGATTCTTGATCAGTTGAGCACACCGGCCCAACCTTTTTCTCAAAGGCCGCAAACACTGGAGTAAGATCCAGGTTGATGTGAGTCACTGTGGCGTAGTTGTGTGTGAGCCAGGCAGCATGATCTTCGCTGAGTTGCTTTTGTGCCGACACCTGATAGATGGGCATGCTGACCACAATTGTTGGGAGTCCTGTCATGGCGCATAGTGTGCTCACGACCGAACTGTCAATACCGCCTGACACCCCAACCACCAGAGTTGATATCTTGGCCTTGGTGGCATATTGTTTGATCCACTTTACAATATGACCTATGCGTTTTTTTGGTTTCATAATTGATTTGTTTTGGGTAATGTTCGGAGTTTGGTCCACATCTGGGATTTTTCCCGGCATTGTTGCTCTAACTCACGATAACGGTCGCCTAACTCACGCAATTGATCCCATTCTGCTTCAAGGTCGGTTGCGGGCTGCATCCAGTTCAGGCGCTCTTGTAGAGCCGCCAGAGTGGCCAGGAGGCTTGTGCCGTTGATTGTGATATCTGCTGACTCGCCCTGGAGGTCAATTTTGCCACTGGCATTGACAGTCACCGGGATCTGGCCGACACCAGTGGCACCATTTGTCCAGGTTGGAGTTGCACCATAAGGACCGTTGCTGCCAAGATAGGTGCCGCTGGTGCTGCTGCCAATTGATGTGATTGGACCAAAAGGCATGCCCACGGTGTTGCCATGACTTGTGACGGTATTGCTGCCATTGATGTTCCAAACCGTTTTCAAAGCGTCAGGATCAATAGGATAGGATACTGTGCGGCTTTTCATTGTGGTGCTTTTTTCAGCTGCCACGAGCCGTCTTTGAGATCGGTCCAGGTCAAGGTGTCACCCTCGGCCCAGCCCATTTGATCACATAATTCTTGTCCAAGATCCAGAATCAACTGTTCAGGATCTTCAGGATCTTCAATTATGCGCCGGACTAGTATGTTTGGTTTTGTCATGACTTTTTGAGTGTTGATACCACACCGCCAGTCGAGCCAGTTTCTCTCGAAGCAGTTGATCTCGTTGCAGCGGTGTTAGTGTTGTGGGCCATTCAGTAGAAATCCTAACGGGCAATTGAAGATCCTTCGGGATCATTTTGCCACAGTGGCCAAGGCTTCTTTTTCCGCAGTGATTTCTTTGCGGCGTTCTTTGATGCCCTTGCTCATTTCTTGCAGAGCTTTTCGTGCTCTAGCAGCAGCGGCTTTCACACCCTTGGCTGTGAACTTTTCATTTTCTGCAATGTATGTGTCGTAGGCTGCTACGATTGATTCGTGTTGTGTCATTTTGATTTCTCCTTGATGATGACTATATTCATGCCCTGAGCCACAGCCTGTTCCAGTTTGGCACTGTAGCTCTCAGCGTCGAATTCTATGATCTGATACTGTTGTCCTGATAGCCAGTCTTCCATGCATTGATCCTGAAGAAATATCGGATCAGATTCTGAACTACCTGCTGCCACCAGCGCCTCGTGCCAAGTGTACTGTGTGAGTGTTCGACCCGGGGCTACAAAGTTCTGTATCATAGTGTAATTATACACTATACCGGGTCACTTGTCAAGAAATCTGCCGCCGAAGGCACTGTCAATTAGTCCAGATAGAGGTGTCTCTTGAGCCAGGTGTCCCAGATGGTGATGTTGGCCACACTACCAGTCCAGGTCACCTTGAACATTTCAAAACTGCGTTGATCATGCAGCATCATTCGTGAGCCGGTCACTGTGGCATTTTCGATTCGGTTGGCTTTGATCCAGGTTCTAAATGCTGCCTCTGCGCCGGTGTTGTTGTGCATGATCAAAATGTACAAGGGGTCCACTGCACGATAACTAGGACCTGACATTAATGCAGCACAGTGCCCGAAGGTGGCGGTTGTTGAGCTTCAAATTCTTGAACAACTGCCAGGAAGTTTTCGCCCAACCTTATGCGTTCATGATCATAGTCTTTGGCCACGTCTTCTTCCACGCCCAACAAGCGCATCATGCCTCCCATGTGTACTTCTTTGATGCCGTTCTCGTGAAGAACTGCCATGAGGTCCAGCATAAGGTCTTTGATTTTGAGTTGTAATTCTTGTGATGATTGCATTATGTAATTATGCACACAAACAAGAAAGCGGCACAAAGCCGCCTTCTTTTAGCGCAGGGTCTGCTTAGAGCATGGCTGCTTCTACCATGTCCACAGCTGCCTTGACTGCACGAGCACGGCTTGCAGGTGTTTTTACTTTGACCCCAGCGACTTTGATCTCGCCTTTCTTGGCCAATTTTGTTTTCTCTGCCAATTTGCTGGCAACCACATAGCTGGCATCACCAGTCAAGTCCTTGGCCTGCATGAACTGCAGAGCTTGCAGTTTGGTCATGGCATGTGGCAATTCTTCAAGCATGATGTTGGTACATCCGGCCTTGTTGAGAATCTTGATACGTGCCACCAAGTCGTTTGCAAAACGAGCTTTGGTTGTGCCATCTGGGTTAGTTGCGGTACCTGCTACTGTAAAGAGTTTTTCTGTCATTTTGTTGCCTTTCAAAGCTGCCTGTCAAGTTAAAATTAATGCTGTTGTTTGCAGCATATCTAAATTATAGCACAATGTGATATTGATGTCAACCACTTTGTGCTATTTAGATTCTTCATTTGCCCAATTCCTGGGCATTCAATTTGATTGCATCCACACCGCGATCAGCCATTCGAGCAATGCCCGAAAAGCCCACAGTTGCCACAACCAATCCCAATACAAAACCAATTAAGAGATTACGCATTATGCTACTTCCTTTTGAGTTGTCAAAGCTTCTGTCAATGCTGTCAGGGTCCGGCTCAACGGATGTGTGTTTTCGTATGTGGTACCACAGTACCATTCACCGTCCCGCATGATGTAGTAGTACTCAGCAGCACAGTTGTCGCACTGTTCCAGGAACTGTTCAAAGGTCAATGCCACCCGGAACTCTGTGTTCTTCTCGCCGCGATCGCGTCCGTAAAATACAGTGATGTCTCCAGCAGGAGCATCAAACGAATGTTCAACATCTGGTGGAATTTCAATGTTCTTGCTCAACACACTCATGTCGCCTAGTGCTACCAAATAGTTGGCCTTGGCACTGTCATAGTGTGCTTGCAAGACGGTGCCAGTGTGCTCTACACTACCGTTCCAATGACAATAAACACTTTTGACTTTGTTGCCATGCATGACGCCAATTCTGCTTCGTGTACCCATTTTGAATTCCTTGGAAGTGATTTACAAACCTAAATTAGAATGCAATTTTACTTTTGCCGCCGGTGCCAGTAACATAAGTGCCGCCTGTTTGGCGTGCAATTTCTTCAAGAGTTTCTTTATCTAAAACAATGAGTTCCAAGTTGGTTGACATTTCTGCAGCAACCTGTAGTTCCATGCGTTTTACTGACGCAACACCCAGGCTCTTACGGAAATTTGCCCATTCAACCATTTTAGTAATTGCAGTTTTGTTTGATGTCATTTTTGATTCCTGTTTGTTGCTGTATGTGTGTATTATAGCATTTCGGTGAATAAAGGTCAACCAATTAGTCTTTGGGTGAAAGATATTCAAACAGGATCCACTTGGCACGGTTCAGCAATTGGCGCTGATCTTCCTGAATGTTGGACAAGGTATCTGAGTCATAAGGACCATGTGCCATCATCTCTTGGCAATCGCTCAACATGCTGGCCACAACCATTGCAGGGCCAGTGAACCGGAATGTGATGCTGGATTCAACGCTGTTGCGAAGTTCTACTTCTGTGCAACCGTACATGGCTTGTTCACGTTCACGTTTGATGTTTTTGCCAACTGCGGCGCGGATTTCTGGTGCTGCTGTCATCTACTACTCCTTGTTGCTATGTGTGTATTATAGCATTTCGGTGAATAATGGTCAACCGTTTTGTTTCTTTTTGGCTGTGACTTCTTCTTCGGGGGTCATGAAGCGCGGTGGGTAAGGGTGATCCAGGAACTTGAAAAATCTCACTGGTTTCCAGTAGGTGTGCAACAGATAGTTGATCACCACAACCCCGGCAGTGATCACCACAAATCCCAGCATTATCAAAATGCTGCCTGTGAAAAAGAATGCGGCTTGATCTAGATTCATGTTAGTACACTTCCTTGAGAATCTCAAAGTTTTCTGTGGGATATTTGGCCTGGAACTCTTCGGACTTGACATAGTCGTTGTAGGCTTTTGCATCGAAAAATACTTTTCGAAACACGCTTGAAAGTTGTCCTTTAAGACAAACTGTAAGATAAACCGATTTTGCTTTGCCTGCCATTTCGTGCTCCTAGTGTTAAGTGTTGATTATAACAGATTTGATATTAATGTGCAACCAGGTCAACCCAGTTCCACAACTGTTCGGTTGGCACCCGGTGCTGGTTGTATCCTTCCAGCACCATGTTCATGTAACTGTTGCTGGGCGGAGAGTCGGCACGTCCAGGCTGCATACTGTAGCAAATGGCCAGAACAATTCTTGATCCTTGACTCACTCGCACATGATCTCGACCATAGTAGGTGGGATAGCCTTCCAACTGATCCAGATGGTCTAGGTCTTGGTCTGTGATACTCCATAACACTCCATCCACATAACTGCCCGAACATGGCACTACATCTGCATGCACGGCAAATCTAAAAGCATGATCAATCAGTCTAGCATGGCCCAGGCTGTGAGCACCAGGACACCGATAGGCCATTTCTTCCTGATTGGTATTCATGCCGTAGGCAAAATACAGTTGAGAATTGTTCATGCTTTTGCTTTCTTTGCTAGGCCAAATTCCTTGGCAAGATAGTAGTCAATCAGTCTGCGTTGGATCATGGTCAGCAAATCACCTTCGCGGTCATCGGACATGAATCGCACAGGACAATGTCCCCAGGTACGGTCTCGTTGAAATTCTGCAAACCACTGACGGTGCAGCCGATTGTGGGCGTCAAACACTGTCCAAGGACGACCGTTGAATATTAGTGTACTCATATCAAATTCCAAAATGTTTATAATGACTATCCAGATTCCAAGTTACAGTATCAACTGCGGTACCATCATGTGTTTCCACCTGGATACCGAGTGACTGGTACCGTTGCCAGAACCAGTAGATGTCCGGGGTAGTAGAGCCCAACCGGGTTGAGTTTAGTTTCTTGTGTTTTGCGGCACTCAAGCGACAAGTTGGAATGTTCAAGGCTTCATCTACTGTGAGTCGATCATACAACAACAGGTCTCTTGCTACTGAGGCAGGGATCACATGTTCAAACTCAGTTTTGGTTCCGGGCGCTAGACCCTTTTCATAGTAATGCGCACCAATGTTTTCTTTGATGGCATAACCATGATATCTGCGCAACAAGAAGTCCATGACATCACGAATCAATCGTGCAGTCTGATCCTCAACCTTTAGGCGTCGATAAGTCCATACACACAGGTTGAGTCCACGCACACAAAATTTATATGTGGCATCGTAACTTGCACCACCACGCTTGACCGGAGTAGGTTTCCTTTGTGCAAAACTCAACACACGTTCTTTTAAAGAATTAGTAGAAGAGGTGGTCATACATGTTCCTTGTAAAAATTCTTTTGCCCACTGTTTTGGGACGATTTTTTGTGACAAACACTTCATCTGCTTTGCGCTCAAGAAACCAATCTGCATCCTTCTCGCTGGGAATACCAAACGGACAATTTCCACTAGCACTAGCAGTATACCGTCCTGTCATTGTAACAGGTATAACATCAAGATTGGACACTTCAATCAAATAGTTAATTTGCTTTTGAATTGTTTGAATAGTTGCTTGAAACAATTCAGTTCCGTAACCTTGAATCGCTTTACCAGAGCAAGACCTAAAGTGATCTTTTAATTGTTGCTCTAGCCATGCAATGTCCGATGGGCGACCAAAGTACAAATACTCAAGTCCAAACTTTGCCCAGGTAAACTTTTGGCGAGCCCGTACCGCAGAGTAAGGTGTTTTTGTAACACCCACTTTCCAGACATTGGGTGTGCCCGCCATGCAGGCATGAATATATAAAAAGTGGCTCATTAGAACAAGTCCTTTGCGTCCAGTACAAATGCACTGAATGGTTGCTTGGGAAACTTGAACTTTGTGCTCTTGGGTTTGGCCCAACTTACATTAAGTTGGTGCCAGAAAAATGCAAGACCTTGTGGTGTGTTCTTGGCATTGCGCGGAGCATCGGGCCACAAGTTCTTGGGCATACCTTTGTGCATTTTGTTGTAGGCATTGATGTTGGCTTCATGTACCTGAGTCCAGTAAGGGCCACCTGCATCAAAGTTTGCTTCAAACAAGCTGATACAATGATTGGCCAGGTCCACGATGTCGGCATCCGAGTACACAATGTCCTGTTGCTCACACAGGTTCAGAAACTCAATAATGATTGGGCTTTCTTTGCTGTTGATAGATCGTTGCTGAACGTCTACAATGTGTCCTGCGTACACTGCAAATTGGCGCACAACTTCAACGCTGGATTCCATTACTTCATTGAGACGACTCAGGGCACCCACTTGCATGGTGTTGTTGAATTTGTCAGCAGTCACAAACACACCAGCTGCTTCAAGATGCTCCCACTTGGCATGTGCGTCAACCCAGTCTTGGTCAGTTACGCCATCAACTTCTACGCCGTAGATCATCTGTTCAAAGATGTCAATGATGTCCAGGGGCTTTTTGCCTGCGTTCTTGCCTGTGGTGGTGTTCATGCTGATAAACAGATTACGCAAATCCGCACGGCTGGTGACATCATAAATGTTAGCTGGAACCATTACTGTAGTAAGATCCAGATTGAGTGCATCACGTGCAATCAAGTACATGGCTAGAGCAGTATGTTGACTGTCCCAGGCACCCCAGAGGGCACCATGACCAAACACCTGCATGGGTTGCGCCTGGTAGTCACGAAAATTAGTTATGATCTTAAGGATCCACTGCAAGTCCGGCTCCCGTTGCATAGTGGTATCAATCATGATATCCATCAAGGGAATGTCGTTTGCTTGCACCAAGCGAAAGAGTTTTCGATTGTTGAAGTCTTTGACATTGGGATAGCTTTTCTTAAAGGCTTGTATTGCCTTTTTGAGACTTGACACCCAGTTTGCTTTTGCCTGTGGAGTGGGCAATGAGTTGATGGTGTCGTTTAGCCGATCAACAAGGGTAATAAAATGCGAGGTAGAGTTGCGAAATTTCGCGTTACGCTGAGCCGCGTAGATAGAATTGGCTTTTGCCATGATAGTTCCTTAATTGGTAGCGAATATAGCACGAGCGACCAAATTGTCACTAGCACCATTTTTATCACTAGCTAATAAAATAAGTTAATTTCTTAACTTGTGTCAAGTGTACTACACAATAGATTTTTAGTCAAGTCTCTTAAAGAAAAATCCGCATCAAATGCGGATTATTGTTGTGATTTTACAACACTCTTATGGCCACTTCCTGGTGGTCACTTGCGTATCCAATGTATTCATATCGAACATGGTGTTGTGCCACATGCTCTTGCCAGGCCCGGAACTCATGCTTCTTCCAGGTGGGATGGTTCCAGTACTCATTGAACAAAATCACTGTGCCAGGCACAATTTGTTTTGCAAACGCATCCAGCACTGTTTTTGTGCTAGAGTACAAGTCAGCATCCAGGTGCAACAACACAATAGGTTCTTTGTGTGAGTTTGCAAAATTTTGTGCTGTGTTTTCTGCAATGCTGGATTGATCTTGTGTGGGTCTTGTGCCAAACCAACCTTGCACCAATTCACAGTTTGCCAGCACCGCCGGTAACTCCTGTGCAAAGTGGCCTGCTGATAAGTCATTAAACTTCTCAGGTAAACCTTGCCAACCATCGAAGCCATAGATGGTTTTATGCGGCAACCAATGTGCAAACTGATTCAGTGTGCGACCAGTTGCTGTACCAAACTCCAGCATCAGTCCTGTTTCCAACAAGGCAGGATCAAGTTGTGTGTTGACAACCCAGTCATACAAGTCATAGTCAGTGACACAATCTTTGAGATCCTCAAGGTCCTTGGACTCCATGTAACGCCAAGTATCGCCAGTTGCAACATCTTTGGACATGCGTCGAATATTCATGACGTCAGTGTTATAGCCCAGGCCCCGGAGTAACTCAGAGTTCTCGCCATAGCGTTGCCGTTGTAGCTCAATATCAAGAGCTTGATGGTTTGTTTTATTCATTTTAACTTCTTTCAATTATTAGGTGATTGCTATGCGACCAGGTTCGCTGCGATCACTGTAGTACTTTTGACCTATGCGTCGAATGGTGTCTGCTGCGGTCTGCGGATCAGCGTCAAACATGTCTCGAACATCATCTTCTGTAATGCCGGGGGTGGCAGTGATTATGTAGATTTCGTAGTGGCGGTGGCTGTTGAAACGAGCCCGCAATGTCCAGTGCATGAGTTTGGGAAAGGCTGGCGGCTGGTCGCCTTTGAGCAAGGCAAAGGTAGTGTCTGCAGGGTACGGAACTGCCTGCACTGCTTCTAGACCATTACAGTCCCACATCACAGCAAAGATGCCCTTACGTTCGTCGCTCATTGATCTGCTCCGGTGTTTGTCATACGCTTGATTGTAGCATCATGGCAAATAAAAGTCAACCTGATTACTGTTCGGTTTCTGTGGGTGGTGTTCCGCGAACCTGATCCAGATCCTGGAACAGTCGCTTTTCTTGCTGTGTTGGTTCGTTGAAAATTTTACGAGGATTAGCACACATATGACACTTTGGATTGCCACAATTCATAGCATGACGTTTGGCAAACTTGTGCGGCTCGTCAACTGGTAGACCAAATCCTTTGGCAATTCGGGTCTGCTTTTTTACAGCATTGTCATCTTTTAGCCTTCTGCGGCTGTGGTCAAATTTGTCTTGTTCTGTGCTCATGTTATTGCCATTGTAGAGTGAACGCAAACAGATCGCGTTCGGTGTCAAAATAGAAAATATAGTGCCACTGATCATCGCCCGAACCCACCAGTTCCCATCGCCAGTCGTGTAGTAGTTCAGTCCTGCACCAGTTCAGCATGCGATCCAGAGTGCCCAGCTTTTTGTTGATCTCACAGGAGTACTCAAAGCTCTTGCGCTCACGACTCTCTGTTATGGGCCCTGTTAGTTCAATTTGCATTACAATTAATTATGTTCATGTCCACTTGAGCTGGTAAAATGTGGCCAACACAGGATTCACAAAATCAAAATACGCCACTCGTACCACAGGATATAAATCGTTGGGATCCTGTAATCTCACCCAGGACCAAGAAAAATCCTGCCCCGGAATCAGTCCATCTTGCACCAGCTGATACTTGAGCCTGATTGCATCATCAGCTGTGGCATTTTTTATAGTAACTCTGTTTAGGGACGGCTCAGCCATTCTTTTCGAATCAGTTTGTCACAGCGAGCCCAGTCACGTTCATAGAAAATGCGATTGTCAGTGATGTCAAAGTGATTGCAAAAACTCTGTCCATAACGTATGTTTTGTAGGGCCTCAAATGTGTGATTGCGTTGCCAGTCTAGATAGCTGTCTAGATCAATCGAGTTGGGTTCTGCACTGGGTTCGTGACGTCGTAACAGTTGCTGAGCCATTTGAGTGAACATTGAGTCCTTTGAGTTGTTGAACAGTCGGCGGTGTCTGGATCAGTCCCAGAGTGCGCTGAAATATTTTCCAAACAATCGAAGCCCATTTTGAATACGCTTTTCTACCGCTTCCAAACCCGCATAGTCACACTGGTAGGTGTCCCGGGGGCCCTTGTCCATCTGGTAATACTTGTGCTCGCCCTTGGGCACTTGATTGCCGTCAGCATCTACGGGAATCCATGTGATGTCATGATCTCCTGAACGGAAAGCCTCTTCCCAGGAGTCATCTACCTTGCAATCAAATGCAAAGATCATTTCGTCCATGACCCAGTCCCAACGAGCAAAGTGATTGCCATCTGTGTCCCAGTCGTTTTCTTTGGCCGGTGCTGCGGTGCTGCGCAGATTTTCGGGCACATCCTCATCGTCCACATGTGGACTACCATGCTTGACCGCCTTGAGTTGTTTGAGCATGGGCAAGATGACAGGGCTTAGAGTCGAATCCATGCTCCAGGTGTCATAGTGATCAATCTTGATGTAGTTGATGGGCGGATGCACACGATCCAACACCCACATGATACCTTTACTGACAGGTTCTAGTCGATCACTCCAGCGTTCCACCCAGTCGGGATGCTCAATATATTTTGTGTCAAGTCCACGAATGCTTTTGTCACGACTGTGCTTTGACCAGTCAGTCCAGAAGAACGCATAGTCCAAGATTGTGTAAGGTGAGATCCAGTGATTTCGATATTTGCTAATGTAAACTTTCATTGTTTGCTCCAGACAATGTATCCGCCATTGGTCATGCTCCAAGGACAGTATTTTTCCCACAGTGCAGCAGCTTCTGCACCGGCCGTGGCTCGCATGGCTTGATCCAGCGCAGGGCGAGCAACGTATCCTGCATGACCCCAGTCATGTGTTTTCAACAAAGTTTCAAGTTCAGTCATAGGTTCCTTACCAGTTTGAGTTATCAGTAATGTCTGCTTCAAAATCACGTGCCACTTCAGTCTTGTGGAACGTGGCGCGATGGCTGGTTCCAATACCGGTGTCGTAGCTTTCGACTATGGTCACACCGTGAATACCTTGATCCAGAGCAAAAAATGTTGCCAGCTGTTGCACTTGTTCCCGAGTCAGAGACATTTCTGTCATACCTCAACTGTTAGCAATCGCCAGTCAGTGGCCTGCGACTCATAGCCGACATAGCCACGTGGGTTGCAAACAATTCGAGTGGTACCAACCAGGTAGTCAAATTCATGATGAGTGTGTCCATGTGTCCACAGACAAATCTGCGGATGATCAAGAATAAACTCACTCAGGTCACTGCTGTATGCACCATTCACCAGTTGATCGTCCTCGTACTGTGGCTTGGTACTGAGCTTGCTGGGACTGTGATGCCCCACAACCACGTACTGCCGATCAGGTCTGGCTGTGATGGCGGTGTTCACAAATGCCAGCATGGCCTTGTGTTCTTCCACAGTGTCTTCAGGCGTGAACCTGGACACGCGAGTTTGAAAGTTGCCATCCTGATCACGAAAGTGGGTTTCTTTGGCGCTGTTGGTGATGCAACGAAAGTCGTTCATGTAGTTGCGAATACTGTACAAGGTACTGGGATCTTCGCGGTTCATGTCTGTCCATAATGTGCCAGCCAGGAACGTGATGTCGCCAATATCAAGCAAATCTTTTTCCATCACATGCAGGTTGGGCAAGTGGCTCAACACATCCTTCAAACGTGGAATAGTTTTTGCAAAGTCATGATTGTAGTGCTCATGATTGCCGGCAATGTACACCACATGCTCAAAACGCTCTGAACAACGTTGGAAGAATTTGTGATAGCGACCGCTGCGGCCATCTATGCCCGGCACTTCAACACTGTCATGTGCAACCATGTCTCGGGCCACACAGATATCGCCGGAGAGAACCAGAACCTGTGCTGACTCTGTGTTGTCAAAGTCAAGGTCACCAAACTCCAAATGGAGGTCACTGCAAATTGAGATTTTCATGTTGTGCTCTAGATTGTTGTTGTAGTGTTGTCACTGCTGTGTCATCACCATTGAATATTGTCAATGACTTGTCCGGGAATCTGGCTCTGAAGCGTTGAACTATTTCGGTTACATCAATACCTTGACACACAAATTCCTGGGTCAGTGCATTATAGCACAGATACTGGTTGTGGTCAACTTCTACAGTGAGCAGGATTAGTTGGCCAGCAACAGCACGTTCCATCACGTCCAACACTGGTTGCAGTTCAGTCTGATACTTTTTTATTTTTATCAGGAGATATGTTTTTAGTACCATTTCCGCCAGCATGGTAGCCAAGACAACAGCACAGGCAATCCAGAGTACCCATTGGGTAAAATCAACAATAGTTTCCATAATGTATTTACTTTCAGCCTCGCATGCTTTCCAGCGTGATCATCTTGCCCAGTTCACGTTCAAAATCCAGTTCATCAGGCACAATGTACAATTTGTTGCTGCTGCGATCTGTTTTGGCGTCATAGTGCCTGAACGTTATGATTTTGCCACCAATGGCCTTGCGCACTGTGATATTGAGTCCGGCATCGCTTTCCACGTCATCGCTGACTAGACCAATTAGATTGTTTCGACGTTTTCCTGTGGGCACTGGATACGCCACCGCAGAGTCCTCAGAAGTACCTGCTTTGTCCCAATCTTCCCGCACCCAACGAACGATCATGCGTTTGAACCATTTCATGTTGTTTTCCTTTGAATTAAATATTGTTCCCACTGCACCCACTTGTTTTTTACAAGGAATCCCCAGTCACGTTGCTTGGCACCGGGCATGAACAAGGTCCAGCAGGTGACGTCAGGATCCAGCTCAATACGATGGTAAGTGTTGGCCCGTGCTGTGCGAAAACTTCCTGCACCACACCAACGGGCTGTTTCACCTTGGCGACGACCTTGAGCGTCAAACAAGGGACGCCATTCCCAGTATCCACCTCGAAGAATTAATGTGGCAAACGGCCACGGATGGTCATGCACATCATCAGGATCACTCTTGAGAAACTTGTGAACAAAGATGTTGAAGGGGAACCATGAGCGGTCTCGAAGAAACACATAGTAGCGTTCCAGGTAAGGTTCACCATCTACTCGATCCATGATCACACGGTATCGGCCCAGGCGTTTGAATAAGTTTTTTAGCATGTGTACATTATACTACAAAAGTCAATATCAGTCAAGCAAAAGCCCGCATTGCACGGGCTTTGTTTACCTAGTGTCCGGTCTGAATCGGACAGCGAGTTTGAATTACACCAAACCAAGTGCCATGGCCTTGTAGCCAGCAGCCACGATCTTGCGGCTTGGCTTGCCGATTACATATTCTGTAACCTTGACACCGTTGCCAGCCACACGCTGATTACCGTAAACAGCAAAGCCGGCTTGACGGATACGTGACACTTCGGCGGAAATGTTCTTGATGCCAAAACGCTTGGAAGCAACACTGGCGGATACTTTCTCGCCTGCATTGAGAGCGGAGAAGAGTTTGTAGGTTTTAGTTTCTGGATTAAAGCGCATAATTGTTACCTTTCAAAGTAAGTTAAATTAGCTGTTTGCGTCACAGCATGATCATAGTATAACGCATGTGTGCGATATAATCAAGCATGTTTGGACGATCATGTTGCCATAATCTAGTGTTCTGATAAAATTGTCTGATCTGACGTCAAAGGTAAATAGCTGCACATAACGAACGGCATAGATTATGTTACTACACACCATTACCACAATTACCGAAGACTTGAACCAGCTGATTCTGGACGACCCTGTACGACCAGAAATTCCAGTGACCGACCGAGTCAATGCCAATAGCAGAATCTACATGCTCAAGAGTGGTGACCAAACTCAAGCAGTGACCTGTGTGAAGTTCTTGTCTGTTATTCCTGCTGCTGTGGAAGACATGGTCAACATTGTGGAGAGTGCAACCATTGCTGTGTTCTACACCATCTGGAGTTACACCGCTGGTGCTGGTCGCAGCCTGATTCAAGAAGCACAACAGTCTATTAGATCTGAGTTTCCCGAAATCCAGACCTATGTGACTCTAAGTCCCAAGACCCCAATGGCTCGACGTTTCCATCTCAAGAATGGTGCTAGTGAATTGAGAGAAAATTCCAACACCATCAACTACATCTATAAGTAATAGGCTCGTGTAGCATTCTGCCAAAAGCATAGGGCAGTTGGCAGATTACACACACATACACAGGAGAAAAACATGAGCAAAACACCTTACGAGATTCGTCTCGAACTTCTCAAAATGGCCAACGAAATTCTTCAAACGCCAATTTTCCAAACTCGCCAGGCATTAACCGATGAGTATCACTCAAAGTTAACTGATGCCAATCGAGGAGCAGTGGTTTACCCAATCTTGCCAAGTTTTCCGTCCAGTACGGATATTGTGGCCAAGGCCGAAGAACTCAAGAAGTTTGTAGACCAAGCGTAAAAAATGAAAGCCCCGAAAGGGGCTTTCTTGTGACTTTATACGCTGTAGGTTCCCCAGGTGCGGATGCACAAGGTTATGATCAGACCACCCACTATGGCAAACGCATACACACCAACCCAGGCACAAAAGATATAGTATGAAATCATTTCACGTTCTTGACATGCTTGCAGTCACCGCGGAATCGAAATCCTGAGCAGGTGCAAGAATACTCACCGCGCAGTTCGGTGACCTTGTACACATCACCTTTGCTGCCTTGCACTTCCCAAACACGCCCTTCGGGTTCGGGTGCCGTCACTGTGGTTTCGTACTGCACAGGATTTAGTTTGAACTTGCGCCCGCGAACTTCAATGCGAATGGCCTTGCGGAAGGTCACAGTCTTTCCCTTGCCAAAAGGAACATAAGCATACATCTTGCTCTTGGCATCGTCCATCAGGTACACATGGTTGGGAGCCGTGTCACCGGACCATTCGGTTGTTTCAGCAAACCATTTCATTGTTCGGCCTTTGCAATCAGACTCATGCCTTTGTTCATGACTGTTTGCAGTGCCACTCGCTGTTCAGCAGTGAGTTCGTTGCGCTGTTTTGCGGCCAGCATAGATTCCAGAGATTCTAGTAGAAATCCACCCACGCTGTGATCAATGCGATACTGTTCACAGATTGAGATTGCTTGCGTGACCGTCATGCTCTGCTCCTTTTGCTGTATGTGTGTATTATAACATCAAGAGCAATATTGGTCAACCAACCCAGAAATTATGTTCGTTTTTCTAGGATCTTGTCAGCCAGGCCGTAATCTACGGCTTCTTGCGCACTCATGAAATTGTCACGTTCCATGTCAGCTGTGAATTCCTCAAAGGTCTTGCCTGCTGAATTGTGTTTGACATAGATCTCGGTCAGCACCTGTTTCATTTTGAGAATCTCCGTGACCTGAATCAACATGTCTGTGGCCTGTCCACGCGAGCCTCCCGACGGCTGATGAATCATGTGTCGTGCCATGGGCAACAGCACACGCTTGCCTCGAGCACCTGCCTGTGCCAACAAACTGCCCATGGAGCAGGCCTGCCCCATCACAATGGTCTGCACATCAGGCTTGATAAACTGCATTGTGTCATAGATGGCCATTCCGGCTGTGACTTCACCTCCGGGTGAGTTGATGTACAGGCTGATATCTTTGTCAGGGTTTTCACTTTCAAGAAACAACATCTGTGCCACAATAACATGGCTCATTTCTGTGCTGATCCCGCCATTGATGAAAATCACTCGATCCTTCAACATGCGGGAGAAAATATCAAAACTGCGCTCGCCCTTGGAGGTTTGCTCAATAACCATAGGTATCAAATTCATAGGTGCTTTCTTAAAGATAAAGTTCGATCAACAGCATAAGTATACTATATTTCAATGGAAAACACAATGAGAGACTTAATCAATTTAATCGAGAATGTGCTGCTGACTGAAAAAAGTCGCGGATTGTTATATCGCGAGTTGGGAGATTCCTTTTTTCAAGGATCCAAAGACAACCCCACAGCAGAGATCTCATTTGACAAAGCTGAGTATTTTCCCAGCATGCCTGGCGCCTATGCCAACTATGAAGAAATGGCACAGACTGGTCAAGATTTGTTTCGACAATACCCCAGCATCATCTGGAGCAACAAACCCACCCAGGCCAGCAAGGCTTTTGCAATCCTAACATTCAATGGTCCAGAAGCAGGACAAAAAACATACTTTGGTAGATTTTTTAACGAAATCAAACCTGACATGGCCGGCTTTTGGAAGAACTCTGAATTGCCCGGTGGCTGGCAACTCAACAAAGCAGTGAGTTTGAAGGGTGCATATTACAAACTCAAACCTGCTGACTTGTTCCCGGCAAATTCAACCTTTGCCACTCCAGCAGATACTGTGGCTGCTATTGGCACACGACCTGGAACCACACCTGATCAATCAGCCACCATTGACAAAATAAGACCAGGCATGGATCAATTGTTGACTGGTGCTCTGCCAGTATTTGACAATGTGGGCGACATGGCCACTGCTGTGCGAGACGACCTGGGTGAGACCATTGGCCCTATTGCCCTGGTCCAGGGCATGAACATGGGTGTTGGCGCCGAAGCTGCACGTAAAGACATCCTTGGACCCAAAGGGTCATATGCTGGCAGTGAGATCAACTTTCCAGCAGACAAAAACAACGGCCTAGTTGACAGTTACTTGTTGCATCCAAGTGGTGTGGAAATTGGTATCAGTAGCAAAGGTGAGAAGGGCGCATCAGCATCAGTTAAAAACATATCTGACGGTGTGACCACTGCACGTAACAAGGGCATGACCAAACTGCTGGACACCTATGCACCGCAGGTGGAAATTATTGAAAAAATTGGATCCATTAGTGCTCTAGACTTTCCTATTGCGTACGGAATAGAGCAAGGGATCATCGACAAAGAAACTGGTCAAGAAATCAAACAATTGGTCAAGACCAACGGCACCAGTAAAAATCCTGAGATACAAGATCTCATGAGTGACATCAATGCCAAAACTGACAATCCACGCTACAATGTGGGATATCATGCTCTGGCTGCGCTGGCTCGTCGTGTGGCAAAAACTGTAAACTCAGACCCCAAGTTTGGCGAAGCCTGCTTGAAGTTTTTGAATTCAAGTCCCATTATACAACTGCACTTGAACGGATCAGAAAAAAGCAACAACTATACAGTTACCGGTTTTACCAGCAAGTATCCTCCTGATTTTAAAGGTACTGTGGGACTAGACGCCACCAAAGTGTATTCTGCTACTGGTATAATTGGTCGTGTGAGTTTTAGTTACAACGGTGGCGGCAACAAAGATACTGATGTTAACACTTCTGCTGATCTTGGAACCACTGCTTCAACCGACGCTGACAACAAAAAATTGGATGCTGTTTCTGATACACCAAGACTGACTGGGCCTGGTGCTCGAGCAGCCAAAACAAATCGCGAGCCAAAAATGGATCGTGACACACTGGGCAGAGAAAAGAGAAACTTATGAAAATAACAGATATCATAAACGAAGGTCTGGACCAACCCACTCGAAGAGGGTTCCTCAAAGGTCTAGCAAGTTTTGCTGCCAGTGCGGCAGTGCCCACATCTGTGGTCAAAATGTTGTCCACTCCAGCAGGTGTTGCTAGTCTTCCTGTTGCAGCCGGAATTGCATTGCTAAAAGGCATTCAAGATCACCTTGGTCAATGGGATGAAGAATCAGGCTCTGAAGGCTATGACGCCCATGAATCAATGGTTGAACTTTTGGGATTTGAAGAAAGAAAAGCCACCAAAAATGATAATGATAATGATCCTCGTAACCGGGTTGGTGATGATCTATCTGCAGAAGACCAAATGTACGATTTACTATATTTGTATCGTACAAATCCCGAACTGGCTGCTGCACAATTGATCAAGCATCTTCAAAGTGCATCTATTGATCCTGCAGATATAAAATCATCGTTTGTGTCAAGAGCTGATGATCCAGATGATAAGCGTTATCAAACAACTAAAAGTGAACCTTATGATTATTATGCTAGTAATACGCCAGAAGAAAACAAAATTGTAATTTACAGAACCGACTTTGATGGAAATATTGGGGACACCTATGTTAGAGATAATCGTGAAACTGACCCAGTTGAAGAACTCAAACGTATAATAAGAAGTGATGGATCTCCTTCGGGTAGTCGTTTTCACAAATATACAAAATTCACAGCCACTAGCGGTGGTAAACCTGTAAAGATAGATAGCGAGAAATATATCGATCCAAGCAAATTATCAAATGCTCTAAGCCCGGACCAGGTACGCGAGAAAATGTATCAAATGTGGGATGCAGGAATTGATCCAAAAGACGACACCTCTCTGTCAACCGTGACACGATTGGCTGGTCTGGCCAAGGGTGCTGACACATCGATCAATCCAGCGCCTGCTGTGAAAGATATGGGTCCGGTTCAGTATGCCAACAACATGCCTGCACTGCCTGCACCCACAAAACCTGAATTTGATTTGGCGCCCAACCTGAAACAAAAAGAAAAAATTCCGAGAAGTTAACGTCCCAGTGTGGATATTGCGTCGCAGATGTGCAATTCCAGTGCCTGAGTGGCATCAAGCCAAACATCATGTGGTGGTAACAGCTTGGCCCGAACAGTGTCATCATCCAGTCCAGTACAGTCCCGGTAGTGCTGTATCATGCGTTTTTGTGTGAGTTCAAACTCACGCATGGTAGCAAACAATTCATGCACCTTGCCATCGCTGCCCCAGCTGAACTGGTGACTCAGGATACTGGTGTTGGGAGTAAGGATTCTACGTCCCGGTGAGCCTGCTAGAAATATCAAGAGTCCTGCACTGGCAATCTGGCCTAGGCCCACTGTTTTGACCGCAATAGCACTGCTGCGCATCACATCAATCAAGGCAAAGGCTGCACTCATGTCTCCACCTTCTGAGCAGATCATCAGCAGGAGTTCTTTGCGTTTTTTCTTCACCACATAGTTCTCATGCAGAATCCACTCTATCACTGGTTTGATACTGTCATGGTCTATTTCACCCATGAGTACCAGCATGCCCGAGTCAGCAAGTCGTTGGGTGTGTGATTGATCTAGATTTTCAGTTTCTGTGGCCATAAATTTGTAGTGAAGAAAGCAGCCCGAGTGGGCTGCTTTTATTTATGCGTATATTATCGCTTATTATTGCTTTTCTGTTACAACATCCAGTTCTTCAAAAGCCTGTTTGCTACGGCCTGCTGCTTGAGACTGCAATTTTGCCTGGTCTTTTTGCTTTTTCAGCACATTAGCATCACCGGTTGGCAGGGCCACCAGCACATAACTACGGAATCTAGTGCCTTCTGCAATGCGCTTGACTTCTTTGGTTTCAACACCGGTAATGTCCACATCCGGGCAAACGCCACGAATAGCAACTTCACTGGTTTCGTAGCTGGCACTAGAATTGTCCATCATGAACATCTTGGACTGCTGGCTGACTTTGCCGCCTGCTGCCATACAGATCTTGCCATATGCAAACAGCTTGGCCTTGTAGTCGGCCATGCTCATGTCTTGACTCACTGCACTGCCATTGGCATAAACTGCACTGGTACTCACCGGTAATTCAGTCATCCACTTGGGTGCCTTGTCGATTGACTTTTCCACTGCTGCTTCACGACGAACTCGCTCAGCGTCCACACGTTTGTCATAGGTGTCAGTTGGTGTGGTGGTGCATGCTGATACCGCTGCAGCCAAGGCCAAGATTGCAAAAACTTTTTTCATGATACTTCCTTATTTAGATTGAATCCACTCGCCGGCTTTACCTAGGTCTTTGCCGGCACCACTTACTGCTCCGCCCACTGTGCCACATGCTGTCAACACCAGAGCCCCTGCTAACACTATCAGATATTTCATAATCTTTTCCAAAAAGTTATAGATACACAATTGTAACACACTCTTCAATAATGGTCAATTAGAATTTGTCCACAACTACCCATTTTGAATCCTGAACCTGACATATCACACCCTGGTAGGTGCGAATGTCCCGACCAGTCCAGGCGCTGTCCAAAAACATGCGGCACTGAGCACCGTTGTGCCAGAATCGTTTGGGATACTCTGGGTGTGGCCTAAACTGACTGAGTTCTGCAACTGTGCCCGGATTGCTTGATCGCAAGGTCAAGAGGTCTGCTTGGTCTCTACAGATCATGACCTTTTCCGAAATTATCTGGGTACGTCCCACTCGTTCACGTACTGAATCTTCTGCACGTTTGGCTGCAACTGCACAGGCTTCTTCACGTGGGCGATCGCCGGGCCAGTCATACTCACCAAATGCTGTGTGCCAATCCACACCAATTCTGGCTCGAAATGTGACCTGGCAACGTTTGTTGCCTGTGGGCAAGGGCACCACTTCGCTGCGTAGTCCGCTGCGTTCTAGAATCTGCACAGATCCCTGTGTGACTGTTTTGTCTTGCAGCACACACTGATCATCAGCATGAGCCACACTTGCTGCTAGGCAGGCTGCTAGTAAGAGTTTTTTCATGGGCAATGCGTGGCCAGTATGTTGAGATGGTAATTGATCATCCAGTTGAGGCGTCCGTTGTGTACTTCGACATTTTGTTTGTACTCACCAGGATCGGTCCACTTGGCCCAGGGCAGCATGGCAACAAAGCCTGCCACCATGCGCTCATCTCCAGTTTGTCGCATGCTTTGCAGCATGGCCACCTGTTGTTCCTTGATACCGCAATTGATTGCAAAGTGGTTGAGATCTCGAGTGCTCATGGGCACACGATCAGGCCTGCTGGCAGTGGCACATCCACTACACAGGCTGGCAATAATAACGAAGATTCCACATACGGTGACGTATTTCGGACATGCGATTTTCATAGTCTTGCTCCGGTTCAAATTGACGAGGGGTTTGAGATTGCCTGGTTAACCAGTTGATGATGGCCACACGATTGGCACAGTCATTGGGCATGGCCAGCACAGCTGGTGGCGGTCGCTGCATCACACTCATGCAGCCAGTCAAGGCCAGAGCGGCTAGGGGTATCAAGAGTTTTTTCATGGGCTCCACCGTAGTAAAAACATCACAAGATCCTGATCTGTTGCAAGTTCAACAGTGGCTCCAGACAGAGTGGCATTGTTGCGATCACACCAGGCAACCAGTTCAGCATCATGTTCGACCCAGTACGCAAAGTCGCTGAGTATGACCAGCCTGTGGCCAAATCCCAGCTCCGAAGGAGCCACAGCAAAGCGGCGCCCTGCACCTAGTTCTTGATTGAGGTCTTGTTCAGCGATCAAGATCTTGTCCTGGATGTTTGGCACGGCGTTGATATTGTACGCGGCTTTTTTCTGTTCGGCCACGAAATGGCGTGTCGCGACTGTACAGTTCCACAGCACGTCTGCGCTGTCTAGGTAACTGTATCACAAAAGATAAAGGTTTCATAAGTTCAAAAGAAATCCGGTTAGTGCTGTTATTATAGCACTAACCGGATTATTGGTCAACTCTGCTGTGACCTGTTTAGAGCATGCCTCTTTTCATGAGCACTTTTATTCTACGTTCAACGTCGGCATGATCAATTGATTGTGCCAGATACGTGTTGATTTCGTCCCGGTAAGGGTCGGTGAACGTGCGCTTTACCCAGGTCCAAAACTCAGACAGCCCTGTAGGCTGCTGGTCTTCCGCAGTCGATACACTGGCGTCTACTAGCATTTAGGCTCCTTTGGCAGGCTTTTGTGTGGTCTGGTAAGCCTTCATGATACCTTCACCAAACTTGGAATAGTCAAATTTGGTTGCTTGTTGCATGGTTTTGACCATTTCGCTGGCCAACACTGCGGCAGTGTCTTGACCAACTTTGACTGCTTTTTTGGTGTATTCGGCTTGAGTGTCAACAAAGTTGACCATGGCTTCTTTCACAGCTTCGTTTGTGACGAATGTGTTGACGAAAGTTTTTTTACCGTTTTGTACGGCGTCGATGATTGCTTCTGATGTAAACATAATTTTTCCTTTAGACAAAATTTACTAGCCGGACCCGCCCTATGCAGCATCCTAGCATGTTTCTATTGTAACATTATTTATGCTGCGGCGCAACATTTATTATTCTTTTCGGCAAAATTAACTGTGTTTTTTTGCCCATAACAGCTAGGTTGGTAAATATTTCATAGGAGAACTTATGTTTACAAAAATCAAACAATTCTTTCTGGGCAAGCCTGCTCCGGAAGCCCAGGCACCATACAAGGTAGAAGCTGCCCATACACACGTTGAGGTTGCACCAGCGACTGCCCCAATTGTTGCTGAACCAGTTGCAGCAAAGCCTGCTGCAAAAAAGGCTGTACCTAAAAAGCAACAGTTTGACAAAAAGCCCGCTGCCAAAAAGCCTGCTGCAAAAAAGCCAGTTTAATTGTAAGTTGAACATTTGATAACCCCGCAAGGGGTTATCTCACGATTGTGCTGTGGGTGTGTTGATCTTGTCCCATTTGTCCACCATGGCATTTTTGAGTGCCACAGTGGTTGGGAACTTGTTTCTACGCATGTAATCGTTGATCTTGACTGCTGTGGGATAGTCTGAACTATTGGGCTTGCGAGCATTGCCCATGTCCACTCCTAAGCCGCTGTCTTCGTCAGGATATCTTGATCCGTAATAAACCAGATCGTGTCGCAGTTTTTCTGCACGTGGAGTTAGTTCTGATTTGTTGTTTTTGTAGATCAGTTCCAGCCACGGCTCAAGATACATTGTAGGGGGTCTGCTGGGTGTAGAGCCTTTGGGCTGTGCGCCTTTGAGCAACGGTGCTGCTGAGGCCGGGCTCACAGCCTTACGGGTGTCTTGCAGGCGCCAGGCAGTTTCGTCTGTGTAAAAATACGCAGGAATGCCACGTTTCTTTGCAGCAATCAATACTGTTCTAGCCTCAGGACTGCGATATTCACTTTGTTCTTTCAGCAGCACATGTACTGCTGTCACTCCGTCAATTGGGATTTCGGGCTCACGACTAAACACACGGTCTTCGCTTTCACGAGTTCTGGTACTGTTGCTGTGTAACCAAGCACGATCCCAGTAGTCCACAGGTCGAGTCTTGTAGTTGCGATTCAGCCAGGTGCCGTCGATCACAAACATCACACCGCCGCTGCCAACATATCTATGATAGTCGCCCACTCGACTGCGTGTGGTACTTAGAAAATACGGATATCCCGGGGGAGCATACATTTCTTCACTCTTGTTGCCGGTCACGCTGCTGAGTTGGAATACGCCGCTGGTGAGTATTTTGGCTGCTGCACCTATACCTGCATAATGGTAAACCACTGCGGTGGCTGCTTCTGCTAGGAATTCTTGTGCTCTCATAGAGCTATTTAGCTGCAAAATCGCTAAACAATACTCAATTTCAACTCCAGTACTTGCTGTTGTCTAGGCTGTCCCAGTATTGTTTGTTGTTGCGATTCACAAAGTTTTTCACAAGGTATCGGGCCATGCCCATGTAGCCCATTTTTTTGAATCTACGACTATCCTGTCCAAGGTGGTGTCGGATGATTCTAAACTTTCGAGGGCTGTATTTTCTGGACAAAAAGTAATCTTCGCTGGTGGAAAAGTTTTCGGGGAAGCCGCCATATTCTTCAAATCGGTCTCTGCGTGTGAGCATGAACGCCCCAACTGCAAAGGGAGAGAAATATTTCAGCGCATGATTTATGGTGTTGAACACAACAAACCCTGCTTTTGCTCTAAGATCTTGATCATAACACTTGATGTTCAGCCCCACAAGATCTAAATTTAGCAATTCAATTTTGTCAACAGCATCACGGATAACATCGTATTTGAAGAAACGAACATCAGCATCAATGAACAAGATGTATGGTGTAGTCACCAGTCGTGCTCCGTTGTTCTTGGCCATAGACACCGGCCCGCCGTCTATTATTTCAACGTTCAATTCCCAACTGTTGTCTCGTATAACTTGTCTAGTGCGGTCAGTACTACAGTCAGCAATGATAACTCTGGTATCACCTATGTTCTGTGCTCGCAAAGCGTCTAGCAAATGATGGATGTACGTTTCCTCATTCTTGCATGGTACTACAATAGTGATTTTGTCACTGATTTTCATGGTCTGTCTCCCGTGTCCAAGTAATTATTTCCCATGCACCATCATGATGTTCCACCAGGGCTGTACATGATTCAACCCAGTCACCATCATTCATGTATGTGACTCCGTTGATCTCTTTGATCTCTGCATGATGTATGTGTCCACAGATCACACCATCAAAGCCACGCTTCTTGCAGTAGTTGGCTAGGTTTTCTTCAAACTTGAATATAAAGTCTACTGCTTTTTTGACCTTGTGCTTAAGAAACTTGCTAAGGCTAAAGTACCCAAAACCCATACGGTGACGTATCCAATTAAACTTGCTGTTGACAGAAAGAATGATATCATATGCTCGATCTCCCAAGAATGCTATCCAGGGTGCCAGTCTGGTAATGCCATCAAACAGGTCGCCGTGCACCACCAGATAATGATTGCCATCTGCACCTATGTGTTCTATTTGATTGTGTATTTCAACATGTCCAAAACTGAACCCATATGGTATCATGGGTCTTAGAAATTCGTCATGATTGCCGGCCACATAAACAACTCTAGTGCCACGCTTGGCATGACCAAGAACTCTGCGCACCACATTGGTATGGCTCTGTTTCCAACGCCACTTGTTCTGCTGTATGCGCCAGGCATCTATTATGTCCCCCACAAGATACAGGGTCTCGCAGGTGTTGTTCTTGAGAAAGTTGTTGAGTTTCTCTGCTTGGCAGTCTCTAGTACCAAGATGTACATCTGAGATAAAGATACTGCGATAAGTTTTCTGCATGGGGTATTTAAGCAGAAGCTCACCCCAACAATGTTACAGTTGTGTTACACTATATCTGTACCAGAGTCCAGCGGGCGGTAAATGTCTTACCAGCAGCCTTGTGTTTCAGAATTTTTCGATATTCTTCTTGACGAAGTTCTTGAATCTTCTTGTCATCGTGGTCAACGCAGGCACGGTATAATTTTGTGATCAATTTTGATTGTTTCATGACATGCCCATCCTTGAAAACTATTTATACCGTTAGTGAAATATTTGCCAATAAAAAAGAGCCCCTGGGGCCCTTAGTGCTGGTTACGAGTTCCAGCCTCCGCTCAATCTTGCGGTCGGTTTAGTGTAGTGCCAACCGTTTCCAGTCTGCACGAATCTTGTTCTTCACTGCTAAAGGCAATGCCACATAGTCTAGATCATCTGCTGCTTTATCTCCACTGGCAAATGCCCAGTCAAAGAACGCAATGGCAGTTTTGGATTTTGCAGCATCTTCGGGTTTCAAGTACACCAGAATAAATGTAGCACCTGAGATGGGCCATGCTTCTTTGCCTGCTTGATTAGTTAGAATCTGAAAGTATGTTCGGTTCCAGTCAGCATTTGCGGCAGCTGCCTTGAATGCTTCTTCTGTGGGTGCCACCCAGGTACCAGCTGAATTCTGTACATTGACCCAGTTCATCTTGGTTTGCTTTACATAAGCAAATTCAACATAACCCAATGATCCGGGCAACTGACGAACCATTGCAGCAACACCTTCGTTGCCTTTGCCGCCTGCTCCAACTTTCCAGTTGACCGCTGTGCCTTCGCCAATGGTGTCTTTGAATTCTTTAGATACCTTGCTGAGATAGTTGGTCCAGATAAATGTAGTTCCTGATCCATCTGCTCTGCGAACCACAGTGATTGCTTGGTCAGGTAAAGATAATGAAGGGTTCAGTGCCCGGATAGCAGCGTCGTCCCAACGGGTAATCTTGCCTAAGAAAATGTCTGCAATCAATGTGCCTGTGAGTTTCATTTGCCCGGGTTCAATGCCCTTGACGTTGATCACCGGAACCACGCCGCCAATTGCTGTGGGGAACTGGAATAGTCCCAGATCTTTTAGTCGATCATCTGTGAGTGGCATATCACTTGCACCAAACGTAACTGTCTTGGCTTCAATCTGTTTGATGCCTGCACCTGAACCAACTGACTGATAGTTGATTTTGATGTTGGTCACGCGGTTGTAGTCACTGGCCCACTTTGAATACAACGGAGCCGGAAATGTTGCACCGGCTCCTGTAACTTCTTGTGCTGTTGCGGAAACTGCAACAACTGATAATAGAATAGCTAATAATTTTTTCATCTTGACTCCTTGTTAGTACATTTATTTAATGACTAAAATGTTACAATTTTGTTACACAATTTGCAGAATCATGCGAACCAGTCCCACCATGTCTATGCTTACCAGCAGGATGTAGTTAGCCAGCATGCCAAAAGATTTCCTAGTATAACTAGCCCAAGCATACATGGCACAACCAGCAATCCAGATAGGATACATGTACAACAACGGAGGGTTTGGGACGGTGATCGCCATTGTGATCGAGCAGCCAATAGACACTGCCCAAGCCACAATCTCAACTGCAAAACGCACAGGGTAAGTTTTATAGTCATCTCGTATCCAAGAAAAAATGTTGGGTAATATATCGTTCATGTCTGAGCCAGTCGCTGATTGTACACCTGTTCACTGGCAAGATTCTTGCCCTTGGCCTCACACTGAATATCCCACTGATCACCAAATGTCAGGGCCCATTCATTGCAGGCAGTGTTCCACATCATATCGCTGTGTGCCCGGAGCTTCTGCTTTTTAAAACCTGCTGCAAGTAGTCCAGCAAGATCGGGTCGAACTCGGTGATCGTGACCCACCAAAATATCTTCACGGCTAACACTGTAGTGAAGAGCAGGACGAACACCACGCCAAGACTCAACAACCCGTTGCGCACGAGGGTCCGCAGGCGTGATGTATTCTCCGCTGTTGATCCAGTGATGGTGTATGTCCAGCACAAGAGCCACATGCTCAGCCACAAGTAAAGTAGAATCGATGCCATTTGTCATTTCGTCATTTTCGATGGAGATAAGATTCCGGGCCTCGGAACTGAGGCGACCCAAGGTCTTTAGGAATTTAGTGACACCACCTTTGCCACTTAAATGTACATTTATCTTGAATCCCGAGTCATGCCAACTTTTTCCATAGCCCATCCAGCGAGCCATGTCTGCATGATACTCAAATTCTAGTATGCTGCGTTCCACAATCACGTCATGCTCACTGGCCAGCACACAGAACTGTCCGGGATGGAAGCTGAGTCTCACACCCAGTCTGCGGGCAGTTTCACCAACAGGAGCAAAGATCCGTTCACAGTGATCTTGTATCTCTTTGCGCTGCCACCAGTCGATCCATGAAGGTTCAGTATAGCCTTGCAGCATTTCTGAACCCAGCCGTACCATTCTACGACCTTCGGGCAAGGTGGCTACTCGTTCGATCATGCGAACTGCCGCTGCGGCATTGTGATTCATTATGTCCCATTGCCGCTGTTCGGCCTCGTCCTTGTGCTCGCGAAGCCAGCGCATGGTGGTTGATCGGCCGTTTAGTTCACGGTCCGCAGCATTGACCTTCATGCCGCCACATTCGGACGGATCATTGAGCCATTTGCAACAAAAACCAATTTGGGGTGTAGTCATACGCTTATTATACAAGATTTTTCATTATTTGTCTACCAGCATAAATAATTCAAAGGAACTTAACATATGTGGATAACTATAGCAACTGTAAACGAAAATGTCAATATGGATCTACTTAATCTGCTAATAGCAGAGTCGGCTGCCGACAGATATGCTACACTTGCTGAAGGAGTAGAAACTGCTGGTTATTTGCTTCCGCCGGCGACTGAAGATATTTCTATGACTGCATTTACTCCTGGTAGTGTATTTAAACGTGCATGGAGTAGTGAAGCTGCGGCCCGGCGATCAGCAGATTTTATCAACAATCATCCATCTAATCAAGTGACGGTTGTAGTTGAACGGCAAGACGTTTAACTTCTTACTAGATCTAGGGTAACACAGTGAAATCCCCCGCCCAGGGTTCTACTGTGGCGCAGTTCTAGGGGTATAACTGTCATACCCATGCCCTGTTCTAGAGCCTGTATCATGGCTTCCTGTTTGGCATCAACTATGACTGTTCGAGGATCAATGCTTAACATGTTGAGAGCAATCCATTTTGAAGCATATGGATATTGATAGAATCCTTGTGCTACTACTTCCTCAACAAAAAATATCTCTTTGTGGCTGAGATGTCTTGGTAGATCTTCCCGATTACGATTTAACCTGCTGCTATTAACAACAAATTGATCTGCATTTAGCGCCACAATGGTTGAATCAATATGCACACCAGCATAGAAGTTGCACAGTTCAATATCCACGTCAGGCAAGATTCGACACAACCAATCATAGGCAGCTCTATTGCCCGATGCTGATTCCAAAAACAACATTTTGTCTGGACCCAGGCGTAGCACGTTGGCAGCGTCTAGTACCATGCCTTCGTTGCGAGGCATAAAGTGATAGTGTTCGGCTTGATCCACAATGTCATGATAACACTGTAATTCCATGTCTCTGCAGGGATACATCATGGCCGGATTGATTATGGTTGATCCATGTACAATTAGTCTATCCCTGGGGCAGTAGTTGTAGAGACCATCGTGAACTTGAAAGTTCAGCGGATCGGGACGCACTACTTCAACTCCATGTGCTGTGAGTGTGTCTGCCAGCGTCTGCAGATCCTGATTGGCTTCGTCTATGATCCATTGCGGCACAGGCCCGGCGGGCAACGGAGATTCTTTCCAGAGAGTATGTTCAGCTTCGGCTCTGAATACAGGATCCAGCACCGGCCAATTGGCATGCGTTGCATCACCTACCACAATGCTGCGCAGAGTGTCCCATTCATTGAATGAACTTATCATCAAACGTGTCCTGTGATTTGCAAGGTATATCTATCTTCCAGCCCCAGGTTGGCAGCAGCATGCGGAGTATCATATTGCCATTCAACCACCTGTCCTGCTTTCCAGTCTACAACGGGTGCATTGTCAACTTCTAGATAGTGTCCTGATTTCCAATCTTCCAGCAACACCAAGGCACGACGAATACTTGGCTCCCGACCCGTCAATTCAAACAGTTCGATATATCTTCGATACAGATCACCATGCACTGGCAGCACTGTGCCAGTGGTCATGCGATAAAATGACAGACCAATATCCTTCCAGCCCATCTCGGTGTATATGTTTATGAACGTTTGGCTCCAGGCAGGCAAGCGGTGACGCATGTCGCACAAGTCACCTGTGAATTTGCTCTGGTAGCCTTGGCCAACCCATTGAGCCACACTAACAGGATCATTAAAAGGTTCTCGAATGTAGTCTAGACGTTTGAATTCATCATCCCAGAACACCGGGAGATGATATTTAAGCAGGTCTTGTGTTGCCATAATGAACAACTTGAAGTTCCGGTGTTGAAGTCAGTTTGCGCCAAGGGTCAACTATGATGCTGCCCGGCTTGATAGCACAGTAGGGTTGTGTGTCCAATTGGTCGCCAGTGTATTCATAAGTGATTTTGCGATTGTGTGCCCAAAGAAACACCGCAGGATAATCCACACTGTCAACCACATTAGCTGGATCATCTGCCAACGGATCAACATAGACCACTTGGTGTCCTGCTTGTTCTAGATAAAAACCAACCAGGGTACTGTAACTGCCGATGCAATACGGAACGTCTGGCTTGTATGCTTTGCCGTGTATTACCACGGGTAAGTTGTTGTGAGTTGTACTTTGGTCCAGCAAGAACATTGCTAGATTTTTTGCTTGAATTTCTCTAGCATGCATCACAGTATCAAACAAGTCGTAGCCAATGTCATATTCTTTGGCCAACCAACGCAGAGCAATGTTGTCTCTTGGGTGGCAAGCGCCTGCATCGCCCATGCCCGCTGTCATGTATTTAGGTCCCATGATACGCATGGTACTTCGTGCCAAGGCGTCTGTGACCACATCCACATTGATATGTCCAATTCGCAGAGCAAAGTCCTGTATCATGTTGACCAGGCCCACTTTGGCACTGATAAATGTGTTGTAAAAAATTTTCATTGCTTCACATTCGTCCCAGGTGCCAATCTCGTAGCGTGGGTTGTTTTGCATGATAGTTTTGTATAGATCAATCAGTTCAGCAGCCAGAGCATTGGGATTGCCATCATCTGTGCCAATCATGACCATTTCTGGGTTGACCATGTCCCATTTGACACTGCCCATGGCAATCAGATACGGGTTGTACAGGAACTGATGTTGTGAGTCCAACAACGGAAAAAACTTGCGGCGTGTGGTTCCGGGCAATACAGTACTGATCAACACAACCTTTTTTGGACTAGTTGCATATTTGTTTATGTTCTTGATAGCATCAATCACAGCATCGTGCCCAAAGTCTTTGGGTTCCATGTGACTGCTGGGCACAGATCCATCGTAACCTTCCTGATGCGGAGTTGGCACAGCAATAAAGATCCATTCACTTTGATTCACCAGCTCATCAATATCACAAACTTTTACTGTGTCACTGGTTCGCGGGTAAATATCATATCCCCGTACTGTGTGCTGCTCAGCAAAGACTTCTGCACATTCTAGACCCAATTTGCCAATTCCAATAAATCCAATATTCTTCATATATGTCAGTTCCTTTAGATAGATTATACAACTTTTTGCATGATGTTGTCGACCATGATATAACAATTTATCGCTTCACACCGCATGGCTCAAAAAAACTTGAGGATCTGTTGCAACTAATGCCAACTGCACTCTGGGTCAAAGAAATGACCACTCCGTATGCAATTTTTCATGATCAGGAGCCATTAAATTTTAATTACTGGGCTTCTGATGATTTTACACAATTTTGGATGAACAAGATAGATTATAGCAACAGTAACCACCTGTTAGACGGTTATAAACTACCTCAGTGGATTAGTAAATTTACATCATTACATCTCAGAGGAGTTGTACAAGAAACAATCAATTTATACGATTATACTATAATAGTACATTCTGAAAAAAACAGTCGAGAAGTTGACACATATTTTCAACATGGATTTTTACCAGTGTACTACTGGAGCCATGCCTTAATTGCATCTGATTGGTTTAGATATGCTGTACATGACCCTGTACTACAATATAATACCGATACTTTTGCACAAGATTTTTTAATATACAATCGTGCCTGGTCGGGCACCAGAGAATACAGACTAACGTTTGCCGACCTACTGGTCCAGGCAGGATTGGTGAAACATTGCCACACTAGTTTTGCACCTGTAGATTCAGGCATGCATTATAGTCAACACAAGTTTGTTAATCCTGATTTGGCAATCGCCAGAACTGATCTGGAAACAATGTTGCCCCCGAACACACATGATTCACATGCCAGTGCTGATTACAACAATCGGGATTATGCTCAAACAGGCATGGAAATTGTGCTGGAAACCTTGTTTGATGATTCACGGCTACATCTCACAGAAAAGTCTCTGCGCCCCATTGCCTGCGGCAAACCCTTTATGTTGGTTGCCACTGCTGGTAGCCTGGAATACCTGCGTAGCTATGGATTTGAAACATTTGGCAATCTAATAGATGAATCGTACGATCTTGAAACAGATCCTGTGGCTAGATTAGCCGCTGTGATTCAGGAAATGACTAGAATAAGTTCTCTAACCGATTCGGATAAAATTGTATTATGGAATCAACTGCATCAGATTGCTGAGAGAAACAAACAAAGATTTTTCTCTGATGAGTGGCAAGCCAGTATAGTTCAAGAGTATAACAACAACATGAATCATGCCATGATCATAATGAATCAGAATTGCACCGGAAAACACTGGGAGCAAACTCGTAACTTACAATTTATTACCGGTGTGCTTGATCGATACAAGGTTTTTGATCGATATAAAGATCATCTTGACACAGTTTTATCTTACTTAAATTCTAAGCAAGGTTCCGTCCCAGTCTGAGTCTGGTTCGTTTTCCTTGAACTTGATCACCCGAGTCAGGAGGTCACTGTAGAACGTGTCCAGTTCGCCATTCCACTTGCCCATAAGACCCTCGATGGCGTTTTCACAATAGTTCCATTGTCGCTGACGATAATACTGTACAAGATCAGCGTGTATCTTTTTGTACGCATCCAACATAGCAAGTTCAGTTAGTGGTACTTTTTCCACCACGCAATATGCAGTGTCAGTGCGATTTTCTTTGACCATACGAAATGTGTCTAGCTCCAGTACTGTGAAGCTGTTGGGTATTTCTTGAGAGGTGCTGCCAAATATAATGTGCATGTTAAATCCTTTTAAATATGTATGATGACATTTGCATTTGATTTGATTTCTGACTTACATATAGAAACCTGGGGAGAGTTTGTCTGGACCGGTTATGCCACCAGCCCTGTGTGTGTTGTAGCCGGCGATATTGGTAGCGATCGTACTCAGGTGCTGAAGGCACTGACTCATCTGGGGCAGTGCTATCAAGCTGTGTTTTACACTGACGGTAATGACGAACATTTGTTGGGTCTTGACAATCTGGGTGCCAGCTACCGAGAATTTATAGCACAGATTGATCGAATCCCCAACGTGGTGTATCTGCAAGACAACGTGGTCATAGTGGACGGTGTGGGGATTCTGGGCACAAATGGTTGGTGGGGTTTTGATTTTGATCTCAGCATTGACTCGGAGCAGAGTGCGCTATGGTGTCAAGCGACATACAACCTAAGCAGCACAACTACCAAGACCATTACTCAACTGAGCCGCACTGATGCTGCTTACATGGCCGCCAGTGTCAAACGTTTGCAAACTCATAGAGATGTCAAAAAAATAGTAATGGTCACTCACACAGTGCCTGACCCTGCACTGATTGCACACGATATTGGTCTTGATGGATCAATGAGAATGAATGTCATGGGCAATAGACTCATGATGCAGGCTCTGGCAGCAGATACCGAACACAAAATACACACCTGGTGTTTTGGACATTATCATGGATCAGTGGATCAAACTCGCAGCGGTGTAAGATTTGTCAACAACTGTCGTGGACGCGGCAACACCACCCACAGTCAATATGTTTATCATCCCAAACGAATTGTGATCGACTTTTAGGTTGAGGGTTCTGGTTCCAGTTTGATCTGCAAAGGATAACTTTGTGCCCGTGCCAACAGCGTGACTTCTACACCTTTTTGTTCGGCCAGTTCATATGGTAACACAGCCACAGTGGCAGCGCCAGTTTCGTGAATGTCCACTGTGATCTGTTCCGCAGTTTCCGCGGTGTAGTTGAAATAGTCAATCAGGGTTTCCACAACAAATTCCATGGAAGTTTGATTGTCGTTGAGATATACTACTCTAAACAGCGGCGGTTCTTTTATTTGTTCTAGTGGCTTGATTTTAGTACGGGTATCTGATTGAGGCATAATTTTCCTTGTTGTCAGTAGCGGGACTGTCCCGCTACTGTATTTACACTAGTTTATTGTATTACGATTTGTAGGTAATAGCAATTGATTTGGGCTTTTGTTCTTCAGGGATTTCACGTTTTAGATGAATGTTAAGAATACCCAATTCAAGATGTGCGTTCTCTATTTCTACATGGTCAGCCAGTTTGAATTCTCTGCGGAAGTCTCTGTTGCTGATGCCCTTGTGTAGATAGTTGGGCACAATTTGTTCACTGTCGGCTTGATATTCTTTGCCTTCAATAATTAAAAAGTTTTTCTCTTTAGTCACTGAAAGATTATCAAAACCAAATCCAGCCACAGCCAAGCTGATCATATACTCGTCCTCAGTGATTTGGACCACGTTATATGGGGGATAGTTGGTGCTGGATTGTTGTGAGTGAATTCGCTGCAACTCGTCAAACATGGAATCAAAGCCGATGCCAAATTTGTGAATTGACGGAATGTCAAGGGAACGAAGGGTTAGTGTTTTTGTCATATTTTTCTCCTATTAAGCAAGATGACTAGTGTAGACCCCACCATGGGCATCTACAGCAGTATTTATTATACTACAAATCTGAATTATATTTTGTTATTTAGATCAGATATCAAGCGGTAATTTGTCCAGCTTGGGTACTTTGGGTCCAGAACCCAGGTCAGCCCAAACAATGTGTAATACTCGTCCAAATCAAAAGTTACTCGTAGATTGTATTTGATTGTTTTTGTCTTGTACTCGACATTGTATTTGTCTGCCCAGGTGGCCAGTTTTTTAGAAATTGTGCCCAATGCATGTGCTGCCGTCTGACCGCCACCACCCTTTGGCCATGTAAATTCAATATACATTTTAGCTGTTTACGACCTGGAGCTCCACCGGATCCAGCACTTGATCCGTGTCGATGTCCACCACAGTGATGCCTTGTTTGCGATACTGTGCAAGATGAAACATGTGTGGCAGCAACACACGCTCTAGTTCGCTGTGCAGGCCACGTGCTCCAGTTTTGTTTTTCATGGTGCGTTCAGCAATCAGTTCCAGGCTTGCAGTGGTGAAGTTGAGCTCTACTGAATCTTGTTCAAACAACCAGTGATACTGACTGATGTAGCTGTATTTGATTTCAGTTAGAATACGGATCAGGTCATCTTTGCTGAGTTCATTCAGTGCCACCCAGCTTTGGAAGCGTCCCACAAATTCAGGAATCATACCAAATCGCACAAGGTCGTCTGGGGTGACTTGATCCAGAGTGGATACTTCTTCGGTGCCAACTTGTGCGCCAAATCCAATTGAGGTGCCCTTCACACGACTCTTGATCACTGCTTCCATGCCCACAAATGCACCACCTGCAATGAACAAAATGTTGCGAGTGTCAATTTCCACAGTGTCACCTGACGGATGCTTGCGTCCACCTTGTGGAGTGATCCTACACTTGGTGCCTTCTACCAGCTTGAGCAGGGCCTGTTGCACACCTTCTCCTGACACGTCACGGGTGATACTGGCACTCTCGCTTTTGCGACTGATCTTGTCAATCTCATCAATAAACACAATGCCACGCTGAGTTTTTTCAACATCGTTGCCACTGGCAGCAAACAGTCTACTGATTAGACTTTCCACGTCATCGCCTACATAGCCGGCTTCAGTTAGGCTGGTGGCATCGGCAATCACAAATGGAACGTCAAGATATCGTGCCACACTTCTGGCCAGCAAGGTCTTGCCCGATCCTGTGGGACCAAGCATAAGAATATTGGTCTTTTCAATTTCTACATTGGGATCTTGATTGCCCACACGCTTGTAATGATTTACAATGGCCACGCTCAGTACCTGTTTGGCACGATGTTGCCCGATTACAAACTGATCAAGATGCTTTTTTATTTCAAATGGATCCAGAGTGGCTGTGGGCACTACCGCTGGTTTTTCATCAGTCAGTAGAGTCTGGCACAGGTCCACACAATCGTTGCAGATGGCCACGTCGTCACTGACTATCAGTTTGGTCACAACATCTTTATGTTTGCCGCAAAAGCTACAGGTGTTTGTTAGTTCGGGTGTTTTCATTTATTGGTTGTGTTTTGCAGTCGTTGTTCCACTTGCTCTTGTTCGCTGTTGCTCAGTAAGTCTGGGTCATACTCACCTTGAGAGATTTTTTCAATCAGATGATCAATGTAGGCCGTGTTGTAAGTGTAACTGTCTGACACTGATTTGTCAACCTGTATCCAGTCAACACTGTTGAACTTGTACACCTGATTTGGTGTGCGGTCAGTACGCACAAACGTGTCACCCTTGTGAGGATTCTGCGGAAACTCTGTGCCAAATCCTGATTGATTGGTAGACGGCAGCAACCACGGCAACTGATCAATTGTGCCACGATTCAGTAGATATCTTTGATTCTTCAAGGTATCTCCAGGATGCTGCTCTTTCCAACGAGTCATTGCTGCTTTGATTTCGTCTGATGACTCTTGCTCAACTTCGTCCGAGTCATCGTCCAGCTCGGGCGGTATTGCTTCTACTGCTGTTTGTGGCACAGGAGGTGGGTCGGTCTCAAACATCCAACCAGGCGGGTGCGGGTTCTCAGGAAATAATTCTTGTCGGCTCACAAGTTCGCCAGTGGGCAAGTCTTGTTGTGCTCTGGCACGTAGCTGTTCCAGTACTTCTGGATCTATAGGACCATCATCAGGTTCGTATGCTGGTGTATCAGGTTCGGGCACTCGACTGGTTCGACCTTCACGAGCCCACTTGAGACTTTCTGTAGATGCCAACAACATCATGATAGCCAAGGGATCAAATACACAAACCAGCAACATGATCACCCAACGTACTGCACGTTCCAGAATGTTGGCATCGGGATTGTCGCCGTAGATCAGGGCAGCAATGTACTTGATAGGACCTACTTCAGCTTCGATCTTGCGAAACTCTGCTCGGAGTGGTGCTGCTTCTTCGTTCAGCTTGGCCACGGTTTTCTGTTCAGTGTCAATTTCGGCTATGAGACGAGCACGTTCTTTATTTTGAGATCTGCGGATTTGGACAGCTTTGTCAGCACCTTTTTCATCGGCACTGCGGCCCATGACCTGGTCCACAGCTTCATCCATCTGTTTCAGTGCCCGGCGACTGGCGTCAATGTTGTCTTTGGCTGTTCGAATTTTTTCATCGAAGATTGATACCTTGGCCTGACTGTCGCCACTCACAAGACTCTGATCACTGTGTGCTTTTGACAAGAAGCCAAATATGCCCATGCTGGTGATCAGCATCAGCATGATCACAGCAGACACCAGGTATATTTTCATCAACCATCTGGCTCGTGTCCAGTACTCGTGCAGCCATATGGTCACAACCACCTTGGCCAATTCCAGGATGGATCCCATGATCATGATGGGTATTACGGCTGCTGCAAATATAGCTGCCAGGCCGGCAATGCTGTAGTAGGCAGCAATAACACTGAGACTCAGGGCCACAGCTAGAGTTATAAGACTAAGAAACATAAGACTATTTACCGGATTTTATCTTGGCACTCACAGCGTACTTTACCGAGATCCAGGATGCAAAAGACTGTTCGGGCACATCAAACCAAACTGGATAGGATGTTTGATTGCCCCAGATGTTGTCTAGTTTGCGCTTGACTCGTGACTGGCTTTTCCAACCTGTGCCATAGAGTGTTTTTGCTTCACGCTGGATTGAGTACCAGACGTCGGTGCTGGAGATATCAAACCAAATACGGTGCATGACCAAGGGCGTTGATTCAAGAGAGCTGAGTGACTCGGACATGCTCGACGCAGCGGCCCCAATTTCAACAGACATATACATATCCTTTCACTGTGTTATTCCTTATTGGCATACCCCCAGGTACCAGCCGGGTTTTGATTTTATTCAAGGACAGTGTCTCAACCTACGTGACTTATGTTCACATGCCACAGTAGCAGTGGGCCTAGGAATTCCACCGCACTATCGAACAGCACCATCTCCTTGGTCATGCACAGTAATTATACAGACACTATGGACTGTTGTCAAATTATTTGGCAGGATCCTCGGCCAGTCCACGCCAGGCTGAGGGGTTGATTGCAACGCCTTCTCGCTGCCAGGCTCGCCCATTCCAGTCAGCAAACAGCATAAACGGCCAGGTCATTGTGATAACTTCATAACTGCCTGTTCGCGCAGGAAGAGTATCACTATCATACCACTCAGTCACCGCAGGTGTTTTCACAGCATAGTCCGGAACACCTGGCATTTCGGCAATCAATTCATCAAGCTCTGCTGCCAACTGTTGATCAGTTTTTTCTTGTGATTCTTCTGCCATGCCTGAAAATACTTCACCAGTTGTTTCATTGGTCATAAGCAAGGGACCATGGAACCAGTATTCAGTATCATCGTGACTCCAGCCCAGTGCTTCGAGTCCATCTGAGAAATCTTCGTCCCAGGCAGCTTCGATCTGCTCACGTTCCGCCTCACTCATGTCTTCAGGAAATGTCCAATCACTCCAGCAGCCATCATCCAGGCTGTCCAGTTCCCAATCATAGCCGTAGAGTTCATAGCCGTCTGGGTTGGCCAGATCAACCGCGGGCATTTCATCACTTTCGCAATAGAACGTGCCCCAACGATAACCTTCTTCCTTGCTGATTGTCACACCATCCTTGTACCAGAGCTGTTTTTCAACAGCTGATTTTTTGTAATGTGTTGATAATCTCCAGACTGCCATGATAGTTCCTTTGGGTTATTTTGCGTTGTTGGTCTGCACTGTGGGAGTCACAACACCGTTGATGACCAAGGTTTGACCTTTAAAGTTGGCAATAGCATCTGGCAACTTACGCATGGCATCTGCTTGAGCTTCGGCCATCAGCAAGGGAATTGCCATTGGGTTGGCCTGCATTGACTCGTTACGCTTGCGAGCAGTGGCCACTTTGACTTCTTCAGTCTTGAACTCGTTCTTGGCCTTGACCAATTCGTTGGCACTGGCCACAACTGAGTCAGCTGGCACAATGTTACGGATTAGCACTTGACTAATACTGATACTACCGTCTAACTTTTCTTCGGCAAGATTACGAACAATTTCTTCCTTGATAAAGGTTTCCATGTCGCTACGGGCATCTGCCATGTCCAGGGCCTCATACTTGCGAGAGGCCTTGTAGATAGCGTTACGAGCATTCTGCACAATGTAATTGTACATCACATAGGTATCACCTTTGAACTCAGCGTGGAAGCTCCTATTCTTGGTTGCATACAATTCACTTACTTGTTGTGGGTTGATGTTGTAAACAACCACTGCATCAAAGTCTTTCATGGTGCTGTTGTCTCGGGCAACAGGAGTCATATTCTCCAACACCACGTTCACATCCTTGATGGGGAACGTAAGAACCTCACCAATGATGGATTGATTGAACGACCCAGGAAGTAGTTCACCACTCTGGACCTGTTTATCAAATCCAACTCGCACACCAACTTCACCAGTTTCAATACGAGTACAACCTGTTGCCAGCACAGCAGCAGCCAAGATAGAGAGAGTTAAAATACGCTTCATTGTGTTTCCTTAAAATAAAATTACAAGCACTGTCATTACCATTACCACTGCCAGTGACACAAGTATACTGTAACCTATACTTTTTGTCAAGGCCAATTGTTCCTTGCCGTCCATCTTTCTAACAGCAGTGATGCCGAAGTGTATGAGAACAGCAATAATAGCAAACGCCAACCAAAGTTTAATCATGATATTAAACGTCCAGATCCATTTCGCCGGCTTCTTTCACAAGAGCCAGAACTTCATCCAGTGTGTTGCACAAGATCTTGGCAGTGACATAGTCACCCTTTTTGTTGCGCCCGCCTGCCTCTATCATGAAACCGTTGTCGTAACGATTCACTGTGTATGATTCATTTATCTTGGTCAGCTTGTCGCCGAGTCGGTTTACTGTTTTTGCTGTTGCCATCATTTTCTCCTGGTTAAAATTACTACTCATGATTGACCCGGCTAGGCCATCCTGTCTATGTTTTGTCCTGCACGGTTCATTCTACGATTCATTTCAATTCTTGCTTGTTCATCAACTTTGGCGTCGGCCTGTACCCGTCGTTCTTCTAGTCTAAGTTCTTCGTGACGCTTGTCCACTTTTTTAATTTCCATCTGCCGATACACTTCTGCATTTTGTGCAGTTACCCTGCTGATTTCTGTCACAGTTTTTCTCCTGCTTCAAATCCACGAAAGCGTACAAAGCGCGGAAATCTCAGACTGTATGATCCGTCTTGATTTTGGGTGACTGCGTCTGCTTCGACTTCAATAACCCGACCAAGTAGTTGACCCCTTGCGGCCCAATACTCATCACGATTGCTATCAGACAAGCCAGTCCCAACATTGACAAGAATATTTCGTTCATTATCTTCACCTTCACAAATTATAGCACCCAACCGGCCCGCATTGCGACCGGTACCTTCTTCAAAGCCCACAATATTAAGATCAACTGTGATTGTGGGTTTCCATTTCATCCAAAAGCTAGATCGCTTGCACTCGTAGGGTGCGCTGAGATCCTTGATCATGATGCCTTCAAATCCGTTGGCCACAGCATCCTGGGCATATCGATTCATGACGTCATGCCCTTCGGCTGTGTCCAGATCCACAGTGATACCGTCCATGAGACGCAGACAATCTGTGGCATCAAATCGTGCCCGAGATCCTGTTAAAATATCAAGTCTCTTGCACTGTTGTGCATTATAGTGTCCTTCTTGAAAACTGTCAAGTGGAATAATGTCAAACACATGATACACCATGTCCGTGGTATCCGCATCTGTTTTGCGTTGTGCCTGACGCATGAGTTGTTGAAAACTGGCGCCCACAATCTCACCGTCCAGCACATATCGTCCACCAAATGCACCGATCGATTTGCGATTGGCAGCAATGGCTTCGGCCACGTGCGGAAAGTTTTCAAACGGCTTGCCATTGCGGCTGTACAGGGTAACGCTGGCACCTTGCACCACTGCCAGTACTCGCACACCATCCAGTTTGACTTCTAGACGTTTGATACCTTTCATCTTGGCCGGACGATCAGTTGAGTCCTGTGCCAGCTGGCAAGTAAAGGTGGGGATCTTCCAGGAAGTTTTGCCCAGAACCTTGTTGAGTGTTTTTTCACTGATGCCGCAGCGCAGGTCCTTGATCAAGACTCGTCGGCACAGACCATTCCACTGCTCAGAGTCAAACAGTTCGCTCACTTCTTCAATGCGGTCTCTGGCAGCATGACCAGTTATTCCGCGAGTTCTCAAATTCTCACACAAACCCCAGAATATAGGCCACGGATTAGGCTGTCCGGTTAGTCCATCAGTCTCCGGTACCTGGCGAACATTGTACACATAGAAAGGATTGTATGCCAGGTAGCAGTTGAACAAAAAACCCTGTGCGCCGGCACTGCCCAATTTTGAAGCCATCAAGGCTTTTTCAATCACTCGTTCTTTGTGCAAACGACTGTCGCTGGATTCAAGGTCGCGAACCCAGTCAGCTACCACTACGTGTTTCCAAAACTCATTGTTGTCAAAGTCAATGTCATGCATTATTTAATTCTCCTGCGGGCGGGCCAAAGCACATACTAATAGAAATTGTTCATAGGCTGCACGAACACTGGCATGTGTCATCAACTTGTCTGCTTCTGTCTGCAGGGCACGAACACCTGCTTCGGCAATGTCGTGAATGCTGGCACCATTTAGTGTGCAAAGTTCATCACCAAACTCCTTGGCCAGTTTTTTCCAGGCTCGTTGTTGTCCAGGTGTAATTGGTGTACGGGCTGGTCGCATCTCACTGGCCTTGTTCAGCGCCTTGCGAATCTCATCTTCAGCCACACGCCCTGCAGCAATCATGGCCGCATAGTTAGGGTCAACGTTGTACCTGCGACTTGATCCGCCTGGATATACCATCACAAGATGAGTACCTTTAGAAAAACTGTCCATAAGATCGTTGTCATACTCAGACACAGGAATGTATCTGCGACCACGTTTTTCATAGTAGATTTTTTTCATTCTTTTAACATCTTCCAAACAAATCTTTTTTCAGCATCAATAGCAAACTCAGTGCGCGACCCATTAACATCATTGCACCAGTTACTGACTATATCATAACTACCCCAACTTCCTTCGGGTGCATTTTCCCTAATCCAAGTTGCTATAGCCCAAAACATTTGACGATTGGCAGTATCAGCAACAGCCAATGCACGGTCGTAATCTTTTGCTAACATTGATTCGCAAAACCCACCTGGCGTAAACCCCTTAATCAAATAGTTTTGAAGTGTTTCGCGGGTATGCAATGGGATTTCCATACCCATGTATCTCAAATCATCCTCGGCTTCACTAAAATCAATCAATGTATTCATTACCAGCTACTGTTATAAAAAACTTTTAGTCCCAAAAACACTTCTGCTTTGGCTGCTCGAACAAACGCAAGATCACTTTCTCGATATTCGTCGTCGCTGTCCTGCCCAAAAAAGAATCCGCTAGTGGCAGGCAATTGTTTGTGAGTAACTGCCTGTTCCAGTGCTTCAAGATCCTCCCAGGCGAGTTCTAGTTCAACGCCGTTGAATGAGTCGTACTCTAGATTTTTTGATTCAGCAAGTCGCTCCATCCAGCCATGTAGGTTAGGATGTTTGCGCCAGTAAGCAATTTCACGCTGTCCAGTTTCGTCATTTGTTGCTGCCTTGGCGGCAGCATAAGCATACATGTCCAGTCCCATTACATTACCTTTCTGATTGCAGCCATTGCTTCGGGAAAACGTTTCATGGTGTCAGTTGCACTGTCCAGCTCAAGCAAGGCAGCTTGTTCCAGCAAACTGATAGCATAGGCCACATCTTCTGCGCCAACTGCCACCATCCAGTCCTGAATTTCTTCAGGGGTCTTCAAGTTCATAACAATGGTCATGTCTGCCACTTGGTACTGATTGAATCCCAACTGGGAAAAGTCAATTTTGCGATTGGTCATGTTATGCGTACTCCCCAACCTTGGTCAACATGTTGGCAGGCACTCTCCACAAGCCACTGACTGAACGTACTGTGACATACTTGATAGCAATCTTCATGACCACTCCGGTCACATTCTTTCCCAGTTTATTGCTGTCAAAATTCACATTGTCGCCAACTGCAAGACTTCGCTTGGTTGACTGGCCCAGTTGCGCACGGGCAAATTTCACAGCGTCAATCATTGAACTGAGTTCTGTGTTGGTCCAAGTGCCACTGATGATAGCTGAGTTGATGTCTTGAATAGTCTTCATATCTTGCTCCGTTTTGTTGCTGTATGTGTGTATTATAGCATTTGGGTGAATATTGGGCAACCTATTTTGTCAACTCATATGGTTGGTTCCAGGCGCCCACATTCACGTCAACATACCAGCCTACATCAAAGTAGTCGGATTGGATGTCGCTGCGGTCATGATTTCCAACGTTCATTGCAGCAAAGATTTCTTTGAAGAAGCTCAGTGCCCGACCGTCAAAGTGTTCCTGGTACCAGTAGGGATTCACATCCAGGGACTTCACAGCAGGGTTGCCGTTGCGGAATCCGCCGGGCTGTGCTGCCACGGTGCTGTTGTAGTTGCCAATGAAGTCAATGGCACCACTCTTGATGTTCAGCACAAAACTAGAATGATTGCGTACTGCAAGCGAACCCTTGACCTTGTACTTTTTCAGGATGGCCTTGATAGCCGGTGCTAGTTGTGCTTTGCGTTCTTGATTGAAGTATGCCATTTTGGGTTCCTTTTTGCTGTGTATGTGTGTATTATAGCATTTCGGTGAATATTGGGCAACCTATTTGTTTCAATAGGTCTTTGAATAAATCACCATTGCCACTAGCCCAAACTCTTCTCCAGTCTCAATAGAGATGTGTCGTAAGTCTTCTAAGGTCAAATCTTCGTACCCTAGATAATTAAAATCCTTGACCAAACGATTGGCCATTTTTGTAATGTTTTTCATCTCACATGCTCCAGAAAGTTTCGCTCGAGGGCGAGCAGAAGTAAGGTGTGTTCACGTCCTCTTGGAACTCTTGACCACTCATCAAGTTCTTGCGAGTGACCTGACGTGGCTTGTAGGTCTGAGTGTTTACCACGTCCAGTTCATCAACTGTGTAACCTGCTTTGCGGCAAACACGAGTTCGGGTAGCACAGGCCGATCCAAACGTCTTGTAGGCACGGGTACGATTTGGGCCATCTGACACAATAAGTCCAGTAGCCTTGGCAATAATGTAGTAACTCATTTGGGATTCCTTTTTGCTGTGTATGTGTGTATTATAGCATTTCGGTGAATAAGGGTCAACCGAAAAGTTCACAGTTTAATCGTGCTTTATGCCCAGTGCCTGCACGGTTTTCACACCGTCTGCGGTGAGGTAAAGTACACGATTGCGGGTAGCAGTGACAACAAATATCGCTCCCTCGGTGCCGTCGCCCCAGGTGTCAAATCTCACAGCAGGGTCCTTGAGCAAGGCAGTTATGGCCATCTTGCGGGCACGTTCGCCTTCGTTGTAGGTGCCGTTGCATCCGCACATGCAGCCTGGTCGGCCTGCGTAAGAACGAATAGTTTGATTGACTGTAAGCATTGTGACTCCTATTTGCTGTGTATGTGTGTATTATAGCAGTTTGGGCAATATCGGTCAACCAAATTATTCAATGGCTCGCCGCATGAGCATTTCCTGGCGTGCAAAGGCATCTTGTTCCCAGGGCTGGTCCAGATAGCGTGTTTTGCTGGTGTAACGGCGTCCCATCCAGAGCTTGACCTCACGGGGCAGATACTTCAACTGACCCTTGGCCAACTGACGCACATGCACCATTTCGTGAGCCAGGGTTGTGGCCATGTTTATCAGTGAGCTTTTGCTCAGTCGGCTCGGCTGCTTGATCAAGACCAAGTAGCAGTCGGCCACGTCTATGTACATGGTTGCACCTTCCATGCCGTCTGGAACATCAGTGGTGATTTTTACCAGCAAGGCTCGGCGACTACGACCCAGACCCAGCTGATCAAGCATGGAAGGCATAAGGCTGCTCAAAAACTCACGAGCTTTTGCAGGTCCTTCGAAAGCATGTTCCATTCTGTGTCCTTTGTTGCTGTGTGTGTATTATAGCATCAGGAGCATTATTGGTCAACCGTTTTACATGTTTTCTTCGGGGCAACCGGCCCAGAAAACTTTCAAATATGCTTCCTGAACTTCGGCAGCTTTGCGGAACATAGCAGGTGTAACTTTAGTAGTATCAACTTCAACATACTGATTATGCCACATCTGCTCTGCAAAATCTTGCAGATCCGCAGCAATCTGTTCATCAGTCCAGGTTGTTCTAGCACGAGCCTCGCTGGGCCAAGAGCAATCGTTCATAATGTTCTTTAAGATTGTTCTGGGCTGATTCATTTTGCGTGTCATTTCAAACTCCTGTTTTGTTGCTGTCTATGTGTGTATTATATCATCAGGGGCATTATTGGTCAACCAAAAGAAAACCCGCCTCAGCGGGTTTTTGTTGTACTGCGTTATACAGTGCGGAGTTTAGAAGTTGACTTCTAGGCCAGCACCAAATTTCTGTACATTGGTTGCAGAGTCTTCTTTGACATAACGTGCATGAACCAGAGTGTTCTTGCTGAGTGCATAAGATGCGCCAACGTTGTAGGCCTTGACAGTGTCGTTCTCACCGTAGCCAGCAAGCAAAGTCACTGCACCCAGGGCCTGGTTAACACCAACTGATTTACCAGTGGTCGATACGCCAGATACTTTGTCTTCGGAATACATACCAAATACTTTTGTACCGGAAGCCAAAGACAATCTAGCACCAACAATGCCTGAGTAGCTGTTGGTACCAGTGGTATAACGAGCAGCAGTTGCGCTCACAGCACCCACAGTGTATTCAACGCTGCTGGCTTGTGATTCTGTAGTGCCACCGGCAACTTCACTGTTGGCAATTGCATACATGGCTGAAAGTCCAGCAACAGGCTTGGCAGTCAAGAACACTGCATTTTGCAAACGTGAACCTTGTGCAGCATGGATAACTGCTGTGCTAGAACCAAAAGCATTGCCCATGGCATCATAGTTGTCAAGTGTACGAGCAATGGTGTGTTTGTCACGACCTAGAGCCACTGAACCCAACTTGTTAGACAAGCCAACAACAGCGGTGCGATCACCCAGTGTGGTTGCAGCAGGAGCGTCGCCACCGTAGCCGGTTTCAAGCACAACGCCAGCAGTGATGCCATTGGCAAGTGCTTCTGTGGCTTTGATACCGAAACGACTAGAATCGTTTGTCAACGCGGTTACACCTTCGGCGGTGCCGGTCTTGGTGTTTTCTTGATACACACGAGCTTTACCGTAAACGGTAGCGTCAGCTTGTGCTAGGGTTGTGGCCAATGCTAGGGCCATTACTAAAGCATATTTCTTCATTGATTTCTCCTTGGTTGAAGTAGTTTATAATAACAGGCTGGAACACGAATGTCAACTGTTATTGGTCTAGTATTTATGTGGTGTTTGCGCAGGGTGATTAATTTACAGGTAAAACCACTGGAATTGGCTCAACTTCTGCATTACTGGGCACTTGATTGGCGTTGTAGATACCATTGGCGTCTAGTCGTTGTTGATTGCGTCCTTCACGCATGGCACCCACCAGGGCCTGACCACCTAGCACAGCAGTGTCAGCAAGATTGTCTAGAAATTCTGCTGCATCACCGTTGGCAGTCAACCGTGCATACTGTGGCAGATTCTGAACAAAGCCATACACACTGTTCTTGTCACCAGTCTGCAGATTGAAATAATCTATGCCGGCTTCGGTGGTGTAGCGAGCAGATAGGTTCATTAGATTGGCCATGTACACCCAGGCCGTGTTTAGTGTGGTCACATACGGACTGGCACTGAGTGCAGAGATAGCTGCATTGGCATTGGCAATTTGAGTGATGACCGCAGCATTGTTGACTGCCAGCAAGATGTTGGTGTAGGCAGTGTTTAGTGTGGCCAGACTTCCTGCGGTCTGTAGGGCATTGACGGCTGTGGTTGCTGTGTTGAGTTGAGCAGCAAAATTGTCTGCATCCAGAGCCAGCCCCAGCACATCATAAGTGGTGATAGTGCCATCGGGTCCTGTGCCAGTGGCCACTGTGTTGGCAAAGTAATCAGTCACACTCACATCCACAGGAGTTGTCTGTGCTTGAATTAGTGGCAGGCCCGACATGGTGCTTAGTCCACCCAGGGTAGTGGGAGTCCAGTAGGCGGTGTTGTTGATGTCTGTGCCAGCAGGTACTTCTTGAGTGGCCCGATAATATTCAGGAATCGGAGCACCAGTGCTGACCACGTCATTGGGCAAGTATGCATCAGTCACCTGCCAGGGATTGTTCACAGCACCCAGCACAGCTTCAGCAAGATCGGGCAAGGGAACATTTGGTATGTTGTTGATCTGTTGAAGTCCCAGCTGTATTGCCTTGTTGGCCACAGCATCTGCTGGTGGAATAATTTTGCCCAGTTCGTCACACCCGGTTGCAGCAGGCAAGTAAGAGTTAACAATGGGAGCGATAGTGGTGTTGACTGAACCATTGGCATTGAAGATTGGCACTGGCCCAACAGGACCAGGTGCCTGCAGTGATGGATAGCTGAGTGGGAATGTTTTTACAGGATCCAACAACTGCTCAAGGCTGGTGATGTTGGGTGTGGTCACATCCAGGATGTCCAAGATCTGTACAAGTACGTCACCAGAGATCATGGTGAATGCATTGTATGCCAGCCGTTGTGCTCGATCAAACTCGTTGTTGGTGATACCTGTGGGGTTGAAAACACCCACACGATTGTCAGTGATTAGGTTTTCAATGTCGGCCGCAGTCATGCCCATGGCCAGCATGACATTTTGCAGGGCCGGAACTGTCTGACCTTGTATGCCGGCCCGGGCGGAAATTTGTTGCAGCAGGCCCGCAGGAGTTCCGTATAGATCTAGTTTGGCTGTGTTCCAGAGTTCGCCTTGCTTGTCAAGATCCACACCAAATGACTCAAGGTCTGTGGTCACACCGGTCATGCCCCCTGTGACCAGCGTGTCCATGTTGGTGAATGTAGGACCCAGGTACTGATTGGCGTTCACTGACGAATTGATATAGTTGTTGGTGGAAGCAATATAGCTTTGCACTGCCATGAAGCCTTGTGAGAATTGGCCCAGATCTCCATTACCCAGATATGCTGCGCAGGTTTGTTCGATCAAGTTTGAAAATCCTGACGGGTCCAGAGTTGATCCATCCACTGAGCCCAGATAGTTCACAAGATATTCTGTATTTAGATAAGTGTATGTGCCTACGGGACTGGCTGGTATGCTGTTGCCCAGAGCAGGACACACCGTGTTGCCCATACTCAGCAGGCTGTTTAGTGTGGCGGCTGTGGCAAATGTCTGTGACTTGTACGAACTCACTGCTGCTGCTAGATTGCTAATCAAGGTAGTGGCGTTGAATGTTTGTATGGCAGTGGCCAGACTAGGCGGAAATGGCTTGAGTCCTTGATTTTGCAACAAGGATGCGGCGGTTGTCAACTGCAATGGCGTGGTAATACTGGGCATTATCCGGCACTCACATTGGGGCTGCCCCCAGTTCGCACATGACCGCAGGTGTCAGCATTGCCCGCAACATTGATTGGTATTCCTCCAGCTCTAACAGAGTTAACACCGCCGGATGTAACTGGGCGATGTTTAGCATGAGCACTAACACTAGATCCATTGACACTCACAACGATTCCGTTGACTCGCACAGAGTTGACGCCGCTGGTGATTATCCCTCCACCTGAATCCGCATCACCTATTCGCTGCACTGCTGGCATGTTATCCTAGTATAAGTTTCTTTTCAGGTACTTTGATGCCCGTGAGTGCTTCAATGTACTTCATTTTGACTGCATCATCTGTCAATGCATAAATCACAACGTTGTTGATATTTAGCATGACTTTTTCGTCAGCATCTGCGGTAAACATGCTGGGTACCAGTCCCAGACCCTGTGGCCCAGGTGCCACGCTGACTGGTGAGCTGATTTCCAGCCAGTCACCTTCAGCTTGTGCTAGTTTGGCAATGAGTTCTTCGCCAGAGTTCAATTTAAAAGTTACTGTGCTGCCTACAAGATGTTTCATTCTGTCAATTTCTTTCTAAGTTCTGTAAATCCACCCACCAGTTCTTGATCCAAAAAGATCTGTGGTAATGTTCGAGCAGTTGGTACTGCTTCTAGTAGTTGTTCACGTGTCCAGTCCTGGCTCACGTTGCGTTCTTCAAATTCAATATTGCGAGACTTCAGCAATGCCTTGGCTTGGTCGCAATAGGGGCACTGGTCTTTGGACCATACAATTGCTTTCATTTATTTTCCTTGTAGAGCCGATGTGTCGTATGTTTTGGCAAAGATGTCTTGTTTCACAGCACCGTAATCACCGGCACCGTGGCGAACAATATAGTCATTGCCTGTGGTGTAGTTTAGGTCTCCCCAGGAAGTGTGCAACACACCGTCATGATCTGCCAGCTTGGCTGTCTTCATGATCTTTTTGGGAGTGGCTGTACCGTCGCCATTGTCATCATAAAAGGCTGCAAACTTGATAGGTGTCACAGGATACCGCTCGCCCTTGGGTCCAGTAATAATCTTGTGTCCAACCGTGTACTTGACTGGTCCTTCAAGAGTGTCCACAGTACCATTGTCTGTGGTAGTTTCGTAACTGATGGGTGTGGGGTGTTTGAAAGTTTTGAAACTGCCTGACCCAAACCAAGCATCATCTACTCGTGGTGCGGTTGCTGCAATAGATTGTCTAATATCATCATTCATTTTTATAACTCCGGTAGTGCATCGTAGTCCAGCTGATCGCTCATGACTCCAATAACATAGTTAGTGCTTTCTGACTCTTGTAGTGCAGTTTGTTTGTTCGATGTGTTCACATGCTTGTTGAACCAAGGAATAGGTGTCGAGCGAGGTGCAGGTTCCTGGTACTTGATACCAATTTCCTTGAGTGCAGCCACGGCTGTGTAGTCCACGAAATCTTTGAGAATGTTGGCGTTGAGTCCAATCACAGGTCCCTTGTTGAACAGGTAGTCTGCCCAGCCCTTTTCTTCACGGATCACGTCCAGGTACAACTCATACACTTCAGCCTCGCATTCTATCTTGGCGGCTGCAAAGCGTGGATCTTCTTTGACCACTTGATTGATCATGTAAGCAGTCCATTCCTTGTGCAGAATCTCATCTTGCAGGATCAAGCTGATGATGTTGCCATTGCCCATGAAGATCTTGTTCTCTACCATGGCCAGGCTTGTGGCAAACGACACCATAAAACGCAATGCTTCTAGTGCATAGCTGGCATGCAAGGCCATGTAGATTGCTCTCACATGTTCTACTTCTTCCACAGGTTGGCCTAGTTCTTTGGCACAGTTGATTCTGTGCAGGTCATCATAATATTTGCCCACGCTTGATGCCATGTCAATGATCTGTTGTGTGTCGTGGATGGTGTTGAACACATCCTTGGGCACGTTGTAGATGTTGCGAATGATGTGACTGTAGCTCTTTGAATGAATGTTGGTTTCAAAAAATGTCCAGTTGTAGATCAAGGCTTCTAGTTCTGGCAATGACACAACTGGCATGAAGATCTGACTGGGGCCGCGGCCTTGTAAACTATCCAAGGCAGTTTGTCTCAGCAGGTTGCTGGTAAAGATGTGCTTGACTGTTTCGCTGGCATCTTTAAAGTCATTTGAATCTTTGGTGAGACTGACTTCTTCTGGTTGCCAAAAGAAGCCACGTGCTGTGGCTTCATAGTCTGCAATCTTTTTGTATTTGACTTCTTCAAAGCGTTGAATAGTTACAGGACCAGCAGGGTCCAGGAACATCTTGCGATTGAGATAGTCTGTTCGTGTTGCTAGATTGTATTGTTGTTTTGACATTTTAATAATTCTCTGTTAGTCATTTTTTTCTTCAATGGTGTAAAACCAATCATCTCCTGCGGTCCACTTGCGTGTGCCATCCACTGTCCATAAATTTTGTGCGGCTTTAAAGTCTGGAAACTTAACATTACCCGAGATCAAACTTTGATCGTACCATAGGCATCGATTGTTGGGCTGACAAGCAAACTGTCCATTTTCCAGTCGAATAAAGTTAAAGCTCTTGTGTTCTTCAGCAACTTCGGTAAAGCCTGTGTCCACATCCATGCCGTCGGCACAAAAGTCCACGGTAAACAGGTAAGTGCCGTAGTGCCATTCCCGATCTTTGCCCAGAAATTTCACACCCAGATTACGCAGACCTATTTTTTCAATAATGGTAAAACGATAGCCCATGCAGTCCCAGAGTTGTAGGGTGTCAATAGGCAATGTGCCTGTGTAGTTTTCTTGCCATACATAGGCATGTATAGGCAGTTTGTCGTAGAGTGCTCCGTAATTGGGCAACAAGCTCTCGATGCGAAACACCTGTCCTCTTAGTGCTTTGAGACTGACCCAGATGGCAGGTTCTAATTCTCCGTGACCTTTTTCAAAGTTGTAGAGAAATTCTCTTTTGATCCAGCACTTGATGGGAGGTAATGATCCTACTATGTAACTCATATTTTTTACCAATGTCGTATAACACCTGCTATAATAAACATGTTTGTGATAACATAACATGCAATTATAGCAGTTCTTACCAGGGCCACACGATCCGCATCGCTGTTATTTGCACAGGCTTTTTCTCCTAGTGCCTTGGCCCATAGTCTCCATGCTGCTGTTACAATTTGCATGCTTCGCAGTCTTCTTGATCATCAAAATCAATCACTTCAAGTGGAGCATCTTCTGTGACATTCTTGCTGCCTGTTTTGTTGATCAGGCTGTAGTAAAAAGTTTTCAGACCCCAGTAGTGTGACTGCATCAAGTTGCGAGCAATCAGAGTAGTTGGCACCTTACGATCTGCAAAGTGTGCAGGATTGTAAAATGTGTTGGTACTGATTGACTGGTCCACATAGGCAGCAATCACAGCCGCTGTCTTCAAGTAGCCGTCACAGTCTTTCTGTTCCCACATCAGCTGATACCGGTTCTTGAGTTTGTGATACTCTGGAACCACCTGTGTCAAGCTGCCGGCTTTGGATTCCTTAACACTGATCAGGCTCATGGGCATTTCAATACCGTTGGTTGAGTTGATTACCACACTACTGGATTCCACAGGAGCCACTGCCATTTGTGTGGCATTGCGTACTCCGTGCGTTTTCATTTCTGAGCGCAGGGCTTCCCATGGCAGCTCAGGAGCAAAGTCTGCAAGTTCATTCACACCTGTAGCACGTAGTTCCCAGGGGAAGGTGCCTTGACCATAGCGTGTGTGGTCTGAACCTAGACACCGGCCACGTTCCTTGGCCAGTTCCACACTGGCTTCGGTCAAGTAAAATGCCAGGTGTTCCATCCAGCTCTTAACATCTTGTAGTGAATCCTTTTCACCATATTGCAGGCCACGCTTGGCGTGCCAGTATGCAAGATTAGTGATACCAATGCCTAGCGGGCGAATTTCATCGTTGCTTAGTTTTGATTGAATTGATAAGAAATCTTGATAGTCCAATATATTATTGAGGCTTCTATGTAGAATGCGACAAGCGCGGCGCATATCTTCAGGATTACGGAAGGCACCCCAATTAATGGAGCCAAGAGTACATAAAGCGATACGGCCATCAGCATCATCGAGACGCTTAAAAGACTTAGTAGGTAAAAGTATTTCACAGCATAGGTTACTCTGGTAGATGGTATGATACTCAGGATCAAATGGACCCTGCTTCATCACGTTGTCAATGAACACAAGATAGATACGGCCGGTGTCTGTGCGTTCTTTCAAGATGCCACCCTTGAACACTTCTTCTGCGCTCATGGTCTTCTTGCGAAGGTCCTTGCGCTTTTCGTATTTGACATAGAGTTCTTCAAACAGTTCTGTATTGCTGTAGAATGCCTGATACAGATCCGGAACTTCGTTGGGATCAAAGAATGTTATTTGTTCTTTGTTCTTGAATCGTCTCCAGAAGAAGGCAGAAAGGACCACACCATAGTCCATGTGTCTGACTCTAGTTTCTTCTGTGCCTTGATTGTTCTTGAGCACAATGAGATCATCAAACTGATGATGCCAGATGGGATAGAATACAGTAGCACTAGCATTGCGGATACCACCTTGTGAACACGAACGCAAGTCTCCAAACCACTTCTTTAAAAAAGGAATCATACCTGTGTGCATGATCTCACCACCACGGATGGGTGAACCTAAGGGACGTAGGCGACCAATCTCCAAACCAATGCCAGCACGTTTGCTGGCATACTTGGCCATCATCTCGCCCGAAGCAAATATACTATCGAGGTCGTCATCGCTGCGTATAAGGACGCAACTCGAAAATTGTTTAGTAGGAGTCCCCAGACCAGCCAAAACAGGAGTAGCAAGAGTAAAAAGACCATCACTCGCCGCATTGTAATATTCTTTGATATAGCGCATTCTCGCTGTGTTCGGTTCTTCTGAGTGAAATACAGTAGCGGCCGCGACCATGTATCTAATTTGTGGAGTTTCATAAGTTTGTCCTGTTGAACGATTTTTTACCAGGTACTTTTCAATCAGCTGCTCAATGGCGGCATAACTGTATTGTTCATCCTTGGCATGATCCAGCATGTCATTCATGCGGTTCCAGTCTGCTTCGGTGTACCACTCCAGTAGTTCGGGTGTGTACAGGCCAGTGGCCACATTGGTCTTTACAATGTCATACAGGTGAGGAGGCGTGTAGGTACCATAAACATCTTTTCTCAACATTGAAAGTCGCTGCTTGCCGGCCACAAACTGATAGTTGGTGTGTCCAACTCCAGGATTGCTTTCCACATCAATCAAGTCAACAATGGCTCTGAGTGTTATACCATCAATTTCTCTAGTGGTAATGCCATCATAAAAATGCAATTGTGCCTTGATTTCTACCATGCTTTGACTAACGTCTGCAATACCTTGGCATACTTTTGCAATCTGTGTCTGCCATTTTTCCAACGCCAACGGCTCGCGAAGGCCGTTGCGCTTTTGTACTATGATTGTTTTCATTATTACCTAATTTGTTGTTTTATTTCTTGCTGACCGACACTGTGATGAACCTTGTAAGGTCCCGGATTGATATTTAACACTTGTTCCGGGCTCCAATTAAGTATATATTTCTTTTTGTCTACCAGGACTAAATTGTCGCTGTCAGTGTCTATCAATTGAGAATCCTGCAGGTCTACACGATCTAGCATAGCTATAGTATACATGATTCCCAGCCCGCGAGCAAGACCGCAGTACATGTTGTCGCTCAATAATTGCCAGGGATCTGGCCAAGTGGGCTGATCGTCCCAGTGCAAATGGTAAGCACGCCACGGAGCGCAAAACCACCAGGCGTTGATCAGATGCAGAGCCGATTCAGAATCGGCTTCAGCAGCTTGAGCTCGGAGTTGTGACCAACTGTCAAGCCGTTGGGCAAAGGTGGAGGGCCACATCAACCAAGATTGGTTATTGAATAATTGATTGTGCCTGAAACTGTGTTAGTTGAGGAATAAGAAACTCGCACATTGGCGCCATCAGCAGCAGCGATTAAGGTGACTCCTGTAGCACCGTTTTCTATGAAGTTGTCAGTGTATGTAAATCCTGTGCCCAGTGCTGCTTGACCTTTGACTGCTGACAACGTGCCTGATCGTCGATACACATCACGAATGATAGTGTAGTCCATTTGAAAACTGCTGATATATGTTCCGCTGATGTAGGCCAGGTTGGCTGAAGAATTGTTGGCAATAATGTCCTGTATGCCTGCGGTACGCTGATATGTGCCCACTGCTATCTGATTGGCTGCGGTGAGATCCGCCACATTGCTTTCATAGAACACAATGTTACTGACATTCATGCCCAGCGCAATGCCATTGAGATTGTTCAGTTTGATTCTTGGGCGCAGGCCATCAGCATACTGAGTGGTTCTTTCAAACATGTCGCCTATGCTGACATTGTTGTTGCCATTGATATCAATCACAGGAGTAACTGGAGATGTGGTGCCTTGGAACCAGTTGCCCACATCATAAAAGGTGTTGTAGGCGCTGGCATTGAGTCCAACATTCACAATACTGATGCCTTCGGCATACACATTGTCAAAGGTGTTTTGCACAATTCTCATGCCAGTTGGTCCCACAGCAGGTGCTGTTACATTGCCAAGATACACACCCTGATACAAGGTATCAAATGTGCTGTTGCTGATGGTGCAGCCTTCAATCTGTTCATCTGTGTTGGTGCCCCAGACCATGCCAGAGAATTGACAGTTGTTCCAGACCACATGTTTGCAAATGTAGCTTCCGGTGCTGTTCCAGACCACGCAGCTGGTGGCTTCAGTGGCAGTTTGCAGTGTGGTAGTTGTGCCAGGTCCAGCAACGGACACACTGTCAAACACGCAATTGTCTGCGGCCTCAATCAAGATGCCATTTTGTGCAGCTTGATCGGTTACAAATCTCATTCCCGACACTTCAACTGATCCTGGCGGCAAGGCACTATTGATACCAATGTTTCCGCCAAATTGTTGTAGACTGTCTGTGGTTCTGGCCATGTAGAGCGGCAATGATTCTGCAGCCCAGTAGGTGGCAGATCCAATAGCAGTACCAATGGGCACATCGCTCAGGCTTCGGTAGTAGGCAGCAGTGCCCGCGTCATATACCAGTACGCCTGCGGCATACGCAATGGTGTTGGTCCAGTTCTGTACCTGGAAGCTGATAATGGTTGACTCTGCACCTTCGCCGTACAATTTGCAGAAAGGTGGAATCAACAAGGTGTCTGTGATAATGTATGTGCCAGCCGGGAAAAATATGCTGCGGCGAATTTGCGGATTTACTTCGCGGCAAAATATTTGATCAAGTGCGCGATTGATAGCTGCTGTGACATCTGTGGTTCCGTCACCAGTGGCACCAAAGTCGGTGATCACTGCATAACTGTCCAGTCTTGACTGTAGGCTTTGACTCTCGGGAGTTCCGGTAGTTGCACCGGTTTGCACAGCATATCCTGCTGCTTCGCCCGCATATGTGTATTCAGTGGCATAGCTGAGAATATCACTGAATTCAGTTAGTACTTCGGTGTTGCCAATAACTGGAGCACCTTCGGCAATTGTGCCATTGCCAATGTAGAGTTTACGATCATCAATTGCCCACCCTAGTTCAGCAGCGGCCAGCGGCTGTGGTAGGTCAGTTGCAAGACCTTTTCTTTGAGTTATTCTGGAGATTTGTACAATTGCCACGATGATAGTCCTTGAAGTATCACATATTTAGCGTGTGGCGTAGTACTGTTCGACTCGCTTCATCCACTCATTGGTCCAGTGCGCAAACTCATCGCCTTCAATCACGTACTCGGTGTATATGGGCTTGCTTAGGCTACCATCAGCCTGCAGGTCGGGCTGTTGGGCCATCAAAATAACGCCGCAGTCAATGGTTGTACCGTGGGTTTCATTGTGTGCTGCTGCATACGCTGCCAACTGCACAAAATAATCATCAATCCATTCACGTTTTTTGGGTTTGTTGGTTTGTTTGAAATCCATGATAGCAGGACGCTTTTTCCACACACCCAAACAGTCTGTGGTTCCAGCATATAACCCACTATAATAAACAGGAACTTCTGCACCCCAAAATTCATTCACATGGCACAGGCCTTGTAGAATAACTTCTGCGGCCATGAACCATGAAGGGTGTGCAAACGGATTGCCAGGCAAGGGCTTCATGTCATCATTCAGCATGTAGTGCTCAAGATACGCATGCATGCGTGTGCCACGGTTGGCTGCTTCTGTGGTAATTTCTTGTGCTTTTTGTTCTCCCACTCGCCGGCGCCAGTTGGCCAAGACCTGACGTTTTTCTTCTGATTTGGTTCGGTCCAGAATTGTGGTCACACTGGGTACCTTGCTGCCGTCGGGCAGGCAGTAGTGTCTTTTGCCGTCTATTGTTTCTCTATTGATGGGTGTGTAGTTGTATCGGTTGACTATCATTTAAACTCTAAAACTTTCTCCGCAACCACAGCGGTCGCGTTCGTTGGGATTTGAAAATTTGAATCCTTCATTGAGTCCTTGTCTTGTGTAGTCTACTTCAAGTCCTTGAAGATAGGCACAACTTTTGGGATCAACAAACAATTTGCAGTTGGCACAGTCGATGCAGATATCTTCAGGCTGTGCTGTATCCACATATTCTAGCACATAAGCAAGTCCAGAGCAACCTGTGGTTCTTACACCAACACGAATACCAATACCATGGCCACGACGTTGAATGGTTTGTGTTATTTTTCTAGCAGCATCATCAGTTAAGGAGATCATGCTTGCTCTTGTAGTCTTCCACGGCAGCCTTAATGGCATCTTCGGCCAGGATACTACAGTGGATCTTGACAGGGGGTAATGCTAGTTCTTCGGCAATGTCGGAGTTTTTGATTGTTCCTGCTTTGTCGATGTGCATTCCTTTGACCCATTCGGTAATGAGGCTCGAACTCGCAATAGCCGATCCGCAGCCATACGTTTTAAATTTTGCATCTGTAATAATACCTGTATCATTGTCAACCTTTATTTGTAATTTCATTACGTCACCGCAAGCCGGTGCACCTACCATGCCTGTGCCAACGTCTGCATCGTCTTTGGCAAAGCTACCCACATTGCGGGGGTTTTCGTAGTGATCGATTACTTGATTTGAATAAGCCATACCGGTTCCTTTTGTTGAGTATACTACCGATGGACTGACTAGTCAACCAGTTTGATTACATTGGGCGTTTCATTGCTGACTTGGCAGCGGCTGCAACTATGTCTTGTGCTTGATTAACTGGCATTGCAGTTGCGCCTGTTTCGGCACCTTTGAATGTGATCACACCGGAATTGGGATCCAGGGGTTCTAGCACGTTGCTCAATGGAGGCTGATCAATCAGCTCTCCCAGATTTTGAGCATTGACATTGATGTCCAGGCTTTGTGCTAGACTGATAAATGCTGCTTGGCTGATCTGTTTTTGTGCATTGGTATCACTAGCACGACCGTTTAGAAATGCCACCAGACCTGTTAGTGTAGCAGGATCTGGTGTGGCAATAGCAGATGAAGCAACTTCATCTATACGCATTATCTACGTGCTCGTCCAAGTGCAGCAGCAGGAGTTTCAGCACCCATGTCGGATCCAGCATCAGCAGCAGCAGCGTCTAGACCAGCATCAGCACCCATGTCATCAGCAGCAGCCATGTCAGCATCTGCTGCACCTATGTCAGCACCAGCCATGGCAGCATCAGCTGCTCCAGGAATAGCACCACCAGGAGCAGCCTGACCAGTTACCACATTCAGCGCAGCATCCAGTTGTTGTTTGGCACCTTGCAGGTTACCAACCAGACCGCTGAGTGCAGCAGTAGCATCTGTGTTGAATTGTTGAGCCTGTTCCATGCCCACTTGATTCTTGATTGAATCAACCAGAGCTGGCAGTTCTTTGAATTGCAATTCTGTAACATCTTCCAGCATGCCTTGCATTTTGTCTACCATGTCTTGTGCAGCCAGTACAACTTGAGCTTGTTGAACTTCGCTTTCGTTTAGGCGTTTCATTGCACGGCGCAAACGACTTTCAGCAGCCATCATGGCAGCGCCAGCCACAAGTTTTTGTTCTTCAGGGTTGAGTGTTTGTCCAGCAGCAGATTTTTTAATTGCAGCATCAACCTTGGGATCCTTGGCAGCGGTACCGGGTGCAGCAGGTTTTGGCTGTGCAGCAGCGCCGGCAACAGGTGCAGCACCAGCAGGTGCAATCGGCAGGTTGTCTTCCCGCAAGCGGCTGGATAGAGCTTGCTCCATCATTACCAATTGCAAGTATTTTGGGTCACGTTCGCTGGTGTGGCGAGCGGTGGTGGAACGGTGCTCGCCCAACACTCCGCGTACCCGGGTCAGCATCTGTGCTGTTTGACCACGAGTAAGTTGGTCAAAACTAATACGTGAACCAAAGTAACTTTCGAATACTTTGGCGATTTGTTTTGATGGCTTAGGCGCCGATAGTTCTGTCAGTTTCATTGTTGAATCCTCTAATCTGTATGTATTTAGCCTGGTTTACACATTTCTCCAGCTCAGTACTTACCAAGTTGTACTGAGCTATTTTTGGCTGAATTTTTGTAGTTGTAATTTCGTAGAAATCTTCGCTACGACTTTGGCGGCCCACAGTGCTACGGCAGTATATGTCGGCGGCCAGTGTTTGTTTTTTGCGGTCTAGAATCATGATCATGTTGCACAGCCCGTACTGATTTTGTATGTCTGCTGTACACCAGCTCATGGCCACACGTTTGTTGCTAAAACGACTAATTTCACGATCCCAGGAATAAACTCTAGCACAGTCTGATTCAGTCACAATACGATACTTGCCAAACACAATCACAGCACCATCATCATCAGTTATGATAATGTGATCGGCATGACGTCTGAGCTCACGTTCGGCCCAACGGTCAAGTTTTTGCTGTTGTTTTCGTATCATAGCGTCCGGACATAGTGCGTGGCCAACCAACCCACTGTGGCCAACAACACACCAATAATTCCTATGCCCCAGCTCAGCAGCTGATCGGTTCTTTTCTGAGTGGATTTTTCCATCATGCCGCGCAGGACAGTGATGGTATCAGCTACGCTACTGATTTTTGCTTCCAGAGAGTCCAGTTTGAGTTCCAGTAACTTGTAGCGTTCTGCGCACAGTTCAACGTGAGCTTCCAGGCTCTTTTTTTCAATTTCAGTAGTATCGGCCATTTGTAATCATTACTCCAGTGGTGTATTTACCGTAAAGAACCAAATGTTCTGATCTGCGCCTGACGTGGCAATTGTGGGAGCCATGGCGGGTTGCTCGGTAAGATTCAGCATCATGGGCACACCTTCACAGTCGCTCTTGAGTCCTGCTAGCGGATCTGGATTGTCGTACATTTCAAACACACCTGGGGCCTCTGATCTAAATTCAAACTCCCATACACCGTCACAATGTTCAGGCACTGAAATATCTTGTGGCTGAGTTCGCAGGCCAATGATCTGCAACAGAGTTTCCCAGTTGCGTTGTTGATTTCTACTGTGATTCCAGTCTGCTTGTGTGTGTACCATTTGTCCCACACGATCACGGAATGGTATCTCGCTGGAACGAAAATGTCCAGTGACCCCGGTTAAACTGCAATCAAAAAGTGTGCGGCATGTTATCTTCATTCTAGGAGTATTTAATGCCAAAAAGAAACCCTGGATTTTTTACGTCCAGGGTTGCTGTGGGGGCTAAACTGATTACAGGTTAGTGAATGTTGCAGAAGCACTAACGTTGGCAGTTGGAATGCCAATGTTCAAGCCACCAGTTGCATTGGCTGTTTGAGCAGCAGCAACTAGAGTAGCTGTGGTGTAAGCACCACTTGGATAGATAGCCAAGCTGATAACGCCAGCACCAGCAGCAGCTTGGTAAATTGCGATTGTACCAAGTTGTTGAACAGATGTCAACACGTTGTTCAAGTAACCATTCACGTTACCAGCATTGGTAAGAGCAGCGTTAGCTGTCAAAGTGAAGAAGTCAAGTTTTGGACCTTGGATCTGAACTGGGCCTTGTGCTGCCACGTTGGCTGTTCCAGCGATAGAACCATTTGCTACGTCCAGTGCGAATGACGGTTGTGTAGTACCGTTTACTTTTGTAAATATTGCCATGATAAATTTCCTTTAAAGTTAATGGGATACAGGATCCCTGCACTTATTTAGTCAGTTTGGAAAAATCACGCCTGTTGAGGGTTGTTTCTCTGACGATTTTGAGCAGCAAAAGCATTGGGATCAAAGCGATTCACCGCCTTGGCATAGCCTGCAGGAGTGGCCATGACCCAGCCTTCTTGCCCAGGATGCTGTGTATCAGCCTGTTTTAGAATGTTCATTTTGAGATCATGCAGCAACAAAAATGCGCTGAATGCAGCGGCCAGGGCTGCTGTATTTGAACTGGGACTCTGCAGATATTCCACAATGTTACGAAACTTCTGCGGAGTTACTCGAGTCTGTAACCACTCGCCAAACTCAGGCAACAGAGTTGCAGGATTTAGGGGTGTGCCTACCTTGGTGTTGATAAAGTCCACACACAGTTTGGCAAGATCTGTGATCTTGTGGGTACGTAATTCAGCAGGATTAAACAAGGTGTTGATGGCAGCACCGTCTGTGCGCACCAGATTGCGCAGTTGTTTTTCCAGATTGCTGTCTGTAGCTATTGTGCTGGGAGTAGCAGGGCGTTCCAGCATCAGGCCTGGCACAGCATTGAACGTCACACCTTTGAGTGGCTGCCGTGCATCTCCCACATCGCCATACATTGAATGAATAGCAATGCCAATTGTGCTAGCACCGATGCGTTGTCCCAGCGCACTTCGAGCAGGAATCTTGTACTCAACTGTGTTGGGGCGAAACACATAGTTGCCTGCAATTTCAGGAGGAGTTGACATGTACAACAGGTCACCTTTGACATAGCCACGGAAGTTGGCAGGTAGCGCAGCTTCCAGCACAGGAAATAACTGTGCATACAAGTTGATCAATTCGGTTCTGTCTCCGGATCGTGTGCTTTGAATTTGTGCCATCATTCTGGGACTGGTGGCAAGACCATCATAGCCCTTGGCTTCAAAGCCCGAACCATCTGTCAACACAAACTCGCCTGTGGCAGGCTTGCGTCCAAATATCACAGCAGGTTTGCCGTCCCACTTGGCAGTGATAGTTTTGGGAGACTCTGTGGCCTGTTTCACAATTTCCAGCGCATCCACAATGCCTTGAGTGGCACGGCGGAACACTAGATCTTCCAGGTGCTCAATGCCCTTGGCTCTGCCGCCAACTCCGGCTTCTTCTGCTTCCACTAGAGCCACATAGCCACGATTCACAATACGATCACGCAGCCGTGCCAGAAAATTTGTGTCACTTTCGGCCACTGATGTTGGTTCTTGTAGGCCTTCACGGGCTAGATATTCACGGAAGTCTGCGAGCTTGGCATCACGTTTGGGATCAGTTGCTAGAGCAGCATAAATTGATTCTACATTTTTGAGATTGTCACGAGTGGCCTGTGGTCCCAGTAATACCTGTGCCACATAGTCTGGATCCTGACCACCCTGCACCAGTTGATTTGTAGTTCTGCTGATCATGCCATTTGCGCCCACCTTGAGGCCGGCTTGTTTGGCAATCGAGCTCATTAGTACATTGCGGTTCATGCCCTTGAAAGCTGATCCTTCTGTGCCACCATAATAGAATGTGCCCCAGTCAAGATCAGGAAAAAACATGAAGTCAGTTTGCACAAATCCTTTTTTGGGGTTGCCGCCGATGGGAGTTTTGAAATGTACTTCGCCCGATTTACGCACCCAGTCACGTGGGTCAAGTCCTTGACTGGTGGCCCATTGTGTCAGTCCTGCTGCCACTTGTTCTTTGGTTGTTTCTCCAAGATCCACAGCCAGGTCCAGGTCGCCGGATGTGGGCTTGCGACCAGTGCTGCCCAACCAACGATCTTCAGGAAATTTGATACCTGTAACTTGTTCCACCCATGCAATAGTAGCAGGGATGTCAGCTTGATTGATGCGTTGTGTCAGTGGTTGACCTTGAGGATCTTTGAATACATTGCCGCCTTCTCTAAGATACATCATGCTCGTAATCCGAATATCTCTTTGAGGGCTGCATCATTTGCAGCATCTTGTGCCAACGCTGTCAATGACGCAAGCTCTGTAGGAGTTAATTTTGTTTGCACTCCAAATTGTCTAATCAAGGGCGAATCTGTTGTCGCAGGTGTTTTTTTATCAAGAATTGCTGTCACAGTCGTATCATTACCGGGTGTGCTAATGAATTGTCTAATCTTCATTATATCCCCATCGTCTAATTTTATCTGGTCGGCCAACGCCTTGGCTTGTGAAGACATCCTTATTGCACTACCACGAGAATTGCTATCAAATGACTGTATACCTTGTGCAGGAGCAATGCCATCTCTTGTTAGCTGTAGCCAGGCGTTTGACGGATCAGCCTTGGGATCCAGTGTGGCGTTGAATATGGTGTCAATGGCCCGGTTGATATATTCAACAGTCTTCCTGGCTTGGGCCTTGATTGTTTGCCCTTCGGGTGTGGTATCATCGCCTATACCGTCAGGCAGGCGGGTGTAATCAAATGAGCCTCGTGAGTCAATGGCTCTGTTGACCATGGCCACCAGTTCGGCCTTGAGTCTAGCCTGCTCACCTGAAGTCAACCGAGCAGCACTGGTGGGAGGAGCCTGTGTTGTAGGATCCGTGCTTTGGGCCATGGCTGCTTGTACTGCTTTTGCCCAATCTTTCTTCATAACTGGCGTTAGTGCCGACGCTGTTCGTTGCCCTGCAGCCAGTGCCTGCGCTCTATTCATCATGGGACCAGTAAGATCAGGCCCGGGTGTGTTTGTGGCAGCAGGTCCTTGCACGCCAACCTTGCTGGCTGCTGACTGCAGGCCAGTGGCCAGGCCGCCGAGAAAGCCTTGTTCTGTTATTTTTCTAGGTCGAGTCAATTCATGAATCTGCATGTGTTTTCCTAACTGATCTGGAAAACTTTCCAGCATCTTTTGTTCTTATGGCATTGAGTAATTTTCTTGTGAGATTGTCGGCTTGGTCAGCACCAAACTCTGTTTCTATTTGCTCAATTAGTCGTATGGCGCTGGCAATAATGCTGTCGGCACGAGTTTCAATGATCAACCGGCGATCACGTTGCACATACAACGTGTCCAGTTCTTCCAGTATACTTCGGGTCTTTTTTTGCATGTTCGCGGGCCTTTGGATTATTTAGCGATTTCTACTAGACAATAAATATCTACAACAAGGAATACACATGAGCAGCAGCATAAACCCCAACAACATAGACGGCAACTTTCCAGTTGCTGGACAGCCCAACAATACTCAGGGCTTTAGAGACAACTTTACCAATATCAAAACCAACTTTGACACAGCAGCAACCGAGATCACAGACCTTGAAACCAAGGGCATTTTCAAAAGCGCCCTGACAGGTACCAGTCTGGACAACAACATGGCGGACAACCTGATCTATGCCGCTGCCATCAGAGACTTCAGTGCTGTAGCAGTTCAACTCACTGCTACCAGTGGCACCATCACAGTAGACTACAGTGCAGGACATTATCAAGCCATCAGCACCACAGGATCCATCAGCTTGAATTTCACAAACTTTCCAGCAGCAGGTTCAGCAGGCATGATTAGATTGAGAATTTCCATTACCAACACAGCATACACTCTGACCTTGCCCGCAGCGGTCAGTCTAGGCACCACAGGTGTGCAAGGATATGCTGCCAATGTGATTACCTTTGCTGCCACTGGCACATATGAGTTTGGGTTTTCGACCACAGATTCAGGAACCACAATTACCATATTTGATCTAAATAGACCACTCTTGGGCAGTGCGGAATCGGCTGTGGGATACAGCACAGGCACCGGTGGTGTGATAACACAGGCCACAGACAAATCAACTGGTGTTACTCTAAACAAACGTTGCGGACAAATTACCATGAACAATGCTGCACTGGCAGCGGCCGCAGAAGTCAGCTTTACACTGACCAACAGTGTGATTGCAGCCACAGATGTGGTCATGGTCAGCATTGCATCGGGTGCCACAGCAGGTGCTTATAGCGTTCAATGTGATGCTACCGCTGCTGGTTCATGCAGAATCAGCGTGGGCAACAGAAACGCAGGTTCACTCGGTGAAGCCATTGTGCTGAACTTTGTTGTGATCAAATCTGTTGCCGCTTAACTAGCCTTGATCTGTCCCAGCAACTGCTTGAGTTTGTTGCTTTGCACATCTGCTGTGACTCGACCGCTCAAGGGATCATGACCATCTCGCGGTCTGGGCTTTTCCCAGGGCTGCGAACTGCCACCGCTGTCAGCAGACGCGACTTGACTGCGGGCCTTGATTGAATCCATGATTGAACTTTGTGGTTTGTTGTGGCCGTTTTCGTCCCCACCTTCATCAGTAATGCGCATGGTTTCAATGTTGTACTCCAAATCAATTTTTTGACCAACGCCGGTCGAGCTTCGAGATTTCATACACTGTATCTGATACTTGCCACGCTCTTTCATGGAGCGACTGGTAAAGATACCAAACACATTGTCTGCTGTGTTGATTTTGCTGATACCACCTGAAATATGGCTGTGATCAAATTCCATTTCTTCCACTGCTGATCTATTCAACTGACTGGCTGTTACCAACAACACGCCCAGTTCCTTGGCCAGATTACGCAGTTCTTCTGATACGTACTTGTCTTTTACAAACAAATCGTTGGGGCTGACCTTGGCACTCACAGGCATGACCAAGTCAAGATAATCCACCATCACAAAGTCCACCTTGATGCCTGTTTGGATTTGTACTTCTTTTAGATAAGCACGGATATCATTCACGTTGCTCTGTGCCGGCAAGCCTTTCACACGATACTGTCCAGATTTCTTGGCCACCATCTTGACCTTGAGCTCTGTTGAATCAATGTCACGGCGTATTTCTTTGGTGCTCATGTTTGTGAGCATGGCGTCTGTTCTCAAACTAGTAAGCTCTTCACTCAGTTCCAGTGTGATGTACACGCCACTCATGCCCTGCTGCAACCAGTTTAGTGCAATGTTCATCATGACCAAACTCTTGCCAGATCCGGATCCACCTGCAAAAATGTTTAGTTCTCCACGACTGAATCCACCATACAGCAGTCGATCCATTTGCGGCCAACCTGTGCTAACTTGCCCGCCCGAGTTAAAGTATTTCTCAATGCGAGCCTTAGGATCAGCAAAGTAATCCGTGCCCATGTCTTTAGTAAGTGATATCTGTACTGCATCTTTGATGAGTTTTTCAACGGGTTCAAACTCGCCCTTTTCCAACAAGTCTGCTGATTTTAAAATTGCACGTTCAAGTTCTTGACGTCGGGTAAACGCTTCAAACTCACCCATGAACCAGTCAAAGTGACCTTCGTTTAAATCTGGTACGGGTGCAAGTTTAACCCCTGTGGTTGCAGAGATCTGTGACCTGTCGGGCATGGTCTTGTGTTTGTCTGTGTGTTCTTTAATGAACTCAGCCGCTGGCCTTAGACTTCGATCAAAGTTCTGCGGGTTATAGATGTTTTGGACACGCACATAACTTGTGGCATCTTCCAGCATCATTTCTAGAAATAGTCTTTGGACCTCAAGTCCGTATTCTTTTAACAAGTTGTTTTTTCCTTATTTCTATTTTGATTTTACTAGTTTCTCTTGCGGCCATAATAGTTAGCAAGGCCCCCAGTCGGCCTAACTTTATCACAGCGTCATTGACATCTTTACAACCCGGTGGCCATTCAGGTATGCTCACTGCCCAGCCCAGTTCCACAGCACGGTCGATCAGTTCTACACCCGCGACATCTTGGTCTGGTACCACAGTTACTTCACGACCAAGACTACGAATCAGTCTTGCTTGTGCATCACTGATGGTATTGTGCATGACCGCAAGTCCGCCAATTGAGAGTGCGTCAAATATGCCTTCAGTCACAATCACCTGAGTCCAGTCTGATCGCTGTAGATCTGTGCCAAACACATAGCCCGGCTGCATGTCATTGATGTAGCGTGGATTACGATCATCCAGAAATCTAACAGTGTGTCCCACAATGCTGTTGTGATGTGTGAATGGTATGATCACTTGATCACGGGCGGGCCAGGCACGTTCGGGACTTGTTTGTGTCATCACAGGATAATCATCGGGCACACATCTTGATCGCACATAGTCGCGATGCAGTCCTGTGTTACCAACCAGTTCAGCAAATGGTGGCAGGTCTCGTTCTTCAAATTGAATGTCTGCTAGAACATCCACGGTGCGTTGTCTATCATCCAGAATGCCGTGTATGCTCCGGTGCCGCAGGCTTTCAAGATTGGCCAATTCTATTTCACGTTCGGGCACACCCATCCAGCTCAAGAGCCTGCGGGCCTTGAAACTTACAGTACGGCCAAGGATAAAGCTAGCGGTGTAGTTGCAGTTGAAGCAGTGATAGCTCCAACCTTGTTCAGATGTTTTGAGACCGCCGCGACTTCTGCGATCTGGTGTGTCGCCGTTGTGTTCGCAACACACAGCATTGAAACTGATCCAGCCTGATGCACTAGATTTTCTCTTGGCAGGTAGATAATTCACAATGTCCAGCATCTGCTTAGTGTAACAGATTTATGCAACAATCGCAACAGTTATCGGTATTGTACGTTCTGAATCAAGCCGTTTGAGAAGATCACGGTGGCTGCTGTTCCGCCATTGGCAAACTGCATGGGCAGGTAGCCTGCACCACCATTGGTCACTGTGACACTGCTGACCACTCCGGTTGCACCCACATTGGCCAGGGCAGTAGCACCAGCTCCATCACCAAGAATTTGAACATAGGGTGCAGCCACATAGTACTGACCAAGATTGGTCAGACTGATTCCGGTTACCACACCATTGGTCACTTGCACATTGCCTGTGGCACCGTAGCCAACCGAGTTGTTTAGAGCCAGGCGCAACAAGGGATGAAAGCCCACAATGTTGAAATAATCGCTCACAGTTTGGTCCAGATATTGACGGCTTGCACTCACATCTGTCCACACAGCTTCGTAGTTTTCTGCAGCCTGTATCTTGATAGTGCCAGTGTAGTGAACCAGATCAAACTTGATTGTGGTAAAACTTGCACCAGTGGTATCAATGTAGCTGGAATAGAATTCAGTCATTTGTACAGAATTGATCGGCTGAGGATTCAGTGCCCAGTCCGGGTATCCTGTGGGTGCAGTGCCCACATACTGATTCTTGCCGTAAAGGTCGGGTACTGTAACTGGCTGGCTAGGTTGGAATTGTGGCAGTATGCTGTCCACAATGTTGCAGTCTGCTCGTGCCTGGCTGTTGGCATCTACGTAGGCTGCCTGCACATAGTTGCCGGCACTGCGTTGAATGCTGTAGCTGGCAGGCTGTGCTTGAATATTGATGGTGTCTGCGCTGTTGAGCACCACCTTGACACGACCCAGAGCCGAGCTTAGAATCTCCATGCTCTTGGTCAACAGCAGCTCGTCCCCTGCTTGGTTTACAACTCGAAAAACAAAGTCCGAGCCTGCAATGTTCACAGGTTTCTGATCCTGATTGATGAATTCAAAGAGCAGCACATTGTCTACTCCCTTGTTGATTGTTAGTTGTTTTGCATACACAGGGTCGTACCTCTTGGTAAAATATCCACCGCTGGTGTCTACTAGTAACACGCGGACAATTTGCTGATAAAGATAAACGGTGGTGGAATACATATCGTATTATTTATCCAAAATTCGCACACCATAAATACCACCGATGGGTAACAATATATTTGAAAAACTAACGGAGAAATACCCGTTTATAACACTGTGCATGTATGCCAATTCTGAGTACGTGGGTGTGGTGCAAAATCGCGATGACATTGTGACCACCATCTACGACTTTGGCAGCATACAAGCTCAAGGAGACAAACTACAGTTTCTGGATCTTGCGTCAACCTGGTGGTGGGAAAGCAACAGAAGCATTCCTATCAACATATTCCTACGTGGTGAATGGGATCAATTCAGGCCCACTCTAAGAACTTTTGTCAACAAAGATCTTGAAATACTGCACGGTCCTGCCTGCTGCTTGATGGACATAGCCAGGAAGAAGTCAAAGAGAAAATCAATTACTCTTGTGAGACGCCTAGACTAACAGATTCATGTGCAAGGCCACTAGAGCCGCATATCCCACAGCATGTGCCTTTTTAAACGTGTATCCTCGGCTGGTATCGCCGTCCCAGACTGAATCAAACACCTCAGGCCACGGCTGATTCTGCAGGTGTGCCTTGCCCGGGCGTATGATTGATATAAATGCAGCCATCCTGGGTATGCTGTCAGGTCTCATAATTTCAAGCAGGTGTCCATAATTGCCCACGTGAACCAGCTGTCTGGCCCATTCAGGATCTTGCCATAGTCTTGCCCAGGGTGGTGTGGCCACAAGCACAGCGTCGTAGTGCTCGGGGTTCCAAATCAACTGATACACACTCATGTTCAAGAAGTCCAGTTTGAAGTAACCACGAGATTCTGCTGACTCGTAGTCTATGGCAGCACAGTTATTCACAGGATCTTGTGGAATGTCTGTGACATACACTCCTGAGTTGTGACGTCTGGCACGACCGTCTACAATCTGCCGTGCAGGGGTGTGCTGAATCAATTTCAGTATATCATCTCGATTAGAGAAATCAATGTCAATATCTGCGCTCATGACCAATTAGTCTTTCTAAATTGCTCTAATTCAGGAATGTAATCTCTAAGTTGTATATTTCTAGACTTATCTAACTTGTCATTGAACTCAAAAAACAATTTCAATTTTTCTTGATCAATTTCTAGATTTTGTTGATAGTGGTAGATTACCCCATCAATAAAACTTTTTAGTAGTCTATCGTTATTATAACATTTTAATTGCTGTATGGGCAAGAGGTTGTTCAATGCTAAATTGGAGTCCGGGAAACTCAATGCTGACAACATACCATTTGTACTGTTAGCTAATTGAGCATGAACTAGCATTCCGGGAAACTCATCATCAAACCATTTTAACAACTCATAGAGTCTAGTCACATTGTATATTGAGACTGTGACATTTGTTGTTATTTTATGATAGTTATCTACTAGGTACTTCATGTTTTCAACAATAGTATTCCAGTTCGACGGCCACCTAATGTAATGATTTAAGTCTCCGATGCCATCCACACTAACAATAAACTGCATGTGAGGAAGCAATTTTAATTGTTTTTTAAATTTATTACTGAACTTTGTAGCATTGGTGTTAACCAGAAACTCAAATGTTTTCTTTTCGTTTATGCAACGATCTAAAAAATCATAAAATTCTGGTATTGCAGTAGGTTCACCGCCTGCCACATATAATCTTTTTAAATTTTTAAAATTTATAATATCAAAATTGCTATATTCCTTTGGCGGCAAATTTTTTATTAAATTTAGGTGTTTGTACTCTTTTGCTATCAGATGACTGTCACTGGGTTTGCACATTCTACACTGTAAATTGCAAATGTTGCTTGGTCTAATTTCGTAGTAGGCAGGATATTCAATTGAATCAAGATCACTCAAAGACGTTAGGTCCAATCTATTGGCCCATTCTACTGTTTCCTGTTCTCGAGCACTTAAAATATTTTGTGCTTCAAGATCATAACAAACAGAACAATGATCAGGGACTAATATTCCATTAATCATTTTGTCTCTTATAATTTTATAATTTTTGTCTGTATTGAAACTTTTTATTTCAGATAGTTTTGCAACTGGAGTGGTTGATCGGCAGCACACAGTAGTATCAGTACCATAATTGGTTAATAGTTCAATAAACGGAAAAATGCAAAAACTTTTATTTGTCTTGACAAGATTCTTAAAGAAATTAATGTTGTGTTCGTAACTCGGGTCTAGTAGTACTACTTCCACATGTTGTTTTAGATCTTGTGCCAGTTGTATAGTTTTTAAAAATGCGTCAGAATGTGAGTACTGCTCCTTGGGCTGATCCAGTACAATAACTTTGTTAAATTGTTGTGCAAATTTAAATAATTTCCCGTATTCCATATCATACACGCTTGTATGATAATATCCTGACATACTGATACTTGCAAGGGTAACTTCACTGTCTAGGTCAGATAATAATCCATGGCACACTACTGACTCTGACAGTGCAAGAGCTATTGTTTTAACGTCAGTATCTTCTGTGTTATTGCCTAAGCACAAAATTTTTGTTGCGGGGCTCATACTGTACACAAGGCCACAACGGTTTTCAATTGCTGTTCAGCTAGACGCACAGCATCCAGTGCATCGGCCACAGCCGGATGCTTTTGTGCCAGGTCCTGGGCTGTTTTTTCTTGTGCCATCTTTAGCCATGCCCAGGCCAGTGCTTCTTCAGCATTGGATGACAGGCCCACACTGGATCCGCCGCCCATAGTAAGCCAGGCGTTGCCATCATACACCTGTGTTTGATTGTTGTGGTATCGCAACATGCCTGCACTGGCAGCACCAGGACTGATGTATGGTCCAACAGGGTTGGATGTTGTGACCCATGTACTTGTGGGGTAAACGCTGGTGATCATTATGTTACCATCCTGCTTGTTTCAAAATGTTCTTGGCATAGGCCTGGTCCTGGGGTCTATCCTGAAATCGCTTTTGCCAGGCGTCGCTGTCAATATAGGGCCATATCATAGCAACCTGTGTGGCGTCTAGTTCGCTCAGAAACTTCTGCCCTGATTCTGAATTGTAAATTACCCAGGCACTTATTCTACCTGCGGTCACAGCGTAACACAGCACATTGGCATTGCCGTATCTCATGCAATCATGTGCAGGGCTGGTGTTTTTTTCTGACCAGTCTATGCCAAACTCTATGGCACGTGTGAGTGCATCATCCACGGCTTCCACCTTTAGATGATCCACCAGATACTCTGTGTACACTTTGTCACTGCACCAGTGATCAATCTTGCGATTATTCTTCAACAACCAGGCCATGAATCTTTCCGGGTTGATCACTCGAGTGTTCACACAGTAGTGCCCAAACTTTACAAACGCACGATAATAACTGCTTTCACAAAAGGTGTCGTGTGTTTTGTTTCTGGCCGATCCTGACATGCTTTCATAAAAGCGAATGTAGGCCTGGAACCCCAGTCTTGGCCCGGGCTCGTCACGCTCGCGACGCCGACGTTTAGGCTCGCACATGTGCGCCTGTATAGAGGTTTCTCTCACAAACTCTTTTTTGCAGTATTCGCACACATGTGTCATGCTAGTATTTTATGCTCTTGTATGTAGTTTGTCAAATACTCATTGACCTTTTGATGCTGGCCTGGTTTAGGATGGGTTATATCTGGCGGCACATACGGAGATCCGGCAGCATAAATTGTGGGCTCAACTCCCTGAGCATGCTGCCAGGCCACAGAGCGCCAGGCAAATCCGTTAATGATTTCTGGTCGTTGAAACAACCGTAGTCTAGAGTCATCCAAATACTCATGATATGAATCATCAGCCTGCTGAAACACCAGCACCCGATGTCCACGATTTTGAATATCTGAAATTGTGCTGACCACACGATACATTAGATCTTCTGTGCGATCTAGAAGACTATACACTTCGCTTTTGAGTTTGGTTTCTACAAACTGCTCACTATCCCATGCAGACCATTGATACTGCCATCTGGATTGAAACTCTTGATTTTGCGGGTTTGCCCATCTACCTTCAAATTCATTATCAGGATTGCAGATGGGCAGTTCCAGTCTGGATATAAAAGTCAGGCCCAATACATACAAGGTTGGCACTTGAGTGATATAGCTGTGCTTGAGTGTGGTTCTAAGTATGCGACTATTGGCACTACCACCAATGCCCAGGCTCACAGCCTGCGGAATATTGTGATGGCCAACAATGCCAAGTCTGCGAGCAAGGTCAATATGACCATTACCGTTAGCATAGACTTGGGCATAACTACAACCGTTGACTACCAGTAGTTTGATCACTTTTTAACATTACCTGCGGATTTGTGATATGCATCTAGTTCTTTTTGTGTGACCAACTCGGCCATCACATCAATCTCGTCGTCCTTGTAGGTGGGATATATTTCCATCAAGGCCTTGCGTTTGGCACTGAGTCCTGCAACTTTTTTCTTGGGAGCAATCCAGGGATGCCGCATTGTGCCCATGCCTGGACTTACTGCTGTGGCACACAACCATTGCAGTTTGGGATGGCGGCCTATGTCAAAAAAGTGCTTGTTGAGATAGTGATTGCAGCTCTGCACATAGTATTCTTGCAGTTCCTGAGCACCGTCCACTGCTGATCCCCAGCGCAACATTAAAAACGTGGAAAATTTCTTGCGTTCATCCGAGTCAAGTTCGTCATAGAAGCCTCTGTTCTTGGCATCCAATTGTCGCATCTCGTTTGAAATGTGTAGTCGATCACTCATGTTGTTTCACCCAAGATTCCATTTGTAATGATTCAGCATAGATGTTGTGCTTGATAGGTACATTATCAAACCAATGCTCTTTACGATAATTATCCAGTACCAGTTGCTGTGTTAAAAATTGATACCAGTGATTGGTCAATAGAGGGTCAGACAAAATCTTTATAGCTCGTTGCATGTTGACATGATCTCGAAACTTTGATTGGTCAAGTGCAGCAATCAATGGTTCACGATATTTGGTAGGGATACACCCAATTCCCCATATACCGTCAGCATTGGCCAATACTGGTTGAAAATTAGCAGGCTCTACCCAATCAAAATAGTCCAGCAGATCTTTGATCCACCAAATATTGATAGCACTGATTACTGGTGCAATTTTGAGTTCAACATTGGACAATTTCTGTGCCCATGCAAGATTGTCTTCTACAGTGGACCAGTCCGTACCGCTGCGCACAATTTCTGCATATTTGCCCACAGCATCAATACTAGCATGCAAGCGAATGTCATCAAAGTGTTGCCATAGATCTGCCACTTTTTGATCTTTATATCCAGTCACTGTAAAGTTACTGCTGTACATCAGAATAGGTCTGGCCCTTTGTGCAATCAATCTTTTTAGAACTTCATAATGCTGTGGATTCATCAAGGGCTCGCCGCCAGCAAAGTACACCATTTTGCATTGACTTAGATCAATGTTGTCCAGAGTAGTTGAATCATAGTCATTGATAATCTCACGCCCGGCTTCTGAACTCCAGCTGGTACTAAACAACGGGCCGCAACTGCGACACTTTAGATTGCACAAGTTATTGTTTCTAAAATCTAAGAATTGTATACTGCTGGTTTGATAATCAGTATGGTATGGTTCAAACGTTGATCGCCAACTTCGGTCAGGTCCTGGCGGGCAACTTGAACATTCTTTTGGGATCTCACCACGCAGAAAAGCACCGCCTACATGATCAATCATGTGTTCTTGTGTGTCGAACAGATCTCCGGACCATTGACAACAAGGAGCAAACTTACCGCCAGGCATGTAACTAACACTAACCCACGGCGCCTTACAATGCACAGTACTCATGTGGTCTTGCTCAGTTGATAAATCATTATAGCACGTTCTAGAGCGTCTTGTAAAGTGGGATTGGTTTTTGCCGTTCGCCGAATCTCGCCCCACATTTTATCTTCCATCAAATGGTCATACAGGGGTCTACCATCACTGGTTCTGGGATCATGGTCGTGTCCCACCACTGTGCGAGCAAGTTCGCCCACACGTCTGGAGTACACAGTACCTTCCACACGCTCGTAGATCAAGGGCACGCCAGGCACAAGGCTACCCATACTGATACCCGTACTGAACATGTGCCCAACGCAGGAATCGCTCCAGGCCTTCGCGGTCATCGGGGTAACTTTCCAGATACAGTCTAGCCAGTCGATTGATTGTTCGAAATACTTCAGGTTCTGTGTAAGCCATATCTACCAGGCCTTGTTGTAGTCAACTATTTCGCAGTTGCGGCTGACGTCTTTTACAAAATACACACAGTCAGGTTCTGCATCATCGTTTAGCGGCACGGCCAGCATCTGCCCATTCTTGAGTTTGGGTGCAAACCATGTTACTTCATGGTACACATCCAGTATTTCAATGTCCGGAAAGCTGGGACGGAAACTGGTTAGTGGATTGAATTGAAACACCTTGAAGCCACGATCATTGATGCTGGTGAGTGGTAACACCTCTAGGTCGCCCACATCTGGTTCACCTATGAGTATTTGCCAGTCCATGGGCATCTTGATTGTGGTGTTGCCAATGCGCAAGACTAGTGCAGGACTGTTGAAACTTTCCAGGAATATCAGCGGAATAAAGTGATAGTCCGGGTCTTGTGGATTACTATTGTCTAGGATAGCAAATCGCATGTCATCCACTTCTTCAGGTAGATGATTCAAGTCATAAAATGTATTGTCTAATGTTAATATTCGCATAGTAGTATTATAATTTATATTAGAAGAAAAGTCAAGCCTAGTAGCTCAATCTCCAGTTGCGTATTGCAGGATCATAACGAAACACAATGTCATTGCCTGTGCGAAACTGATCACGTATATTTTTGGCGACATTGCCAAACCAGCACTTGTTGCTGTGCAGTACAATATCTTGATAAAACATTTCCCATTTCAACACTACCATTGGCATTCCCATGGGTACCTGGCTGTTGGGTATCACAATTTCAATGTTGCTTTCGTTGTTGTGATGATTAAAATTCACAGTGATTGGAGTAGTTTCACCAATCTTGTTCAGCCTTAGATCTGTAAAACGATCAAGCATGGTAAACAGTCGGGTGAACTGATTGGCCTTGAACACAGTTTGTTGTAAATTGTATTGCTGTTGAAAGTCCAAGTTGACGCTGTTGACAAATTCTGAATCTATACCAATTCCTGGGTCAAACTCGTAAGATTCATTGTGCGTTAGGTCCAGCACAAACACCGGATGATCAGTGTAGACTTCAGCCCAGATTCTAACCCCGGCGGGTATAAATTGGCCGCCACGATGTGCAACATGATTACTGAGTCGAGCCATATCCTCGCCAAATATCTGTGTGTTGATTGTTTCACTGACATAAACATCAGCTTGGATATCACTGTCTAAGAAATCAACACAGTGGGTTTCTATTTTATCTTCAAGTTCTAGATTTTTTATAGTCTGATTCAAGTATGCAAATCTACCCGGATCCCGCTCTACAGCAATCACATGTGACGCACCTGCTTGTAACGCCAGCACACTCAAAAACCCAGTGCCAGCACCAATGTCACAAACCACTTGACCTGCTGCGGCGCGATCTAATGCTTGTTTATAAAATTGATTTCGTCCGGTATCGTTTAGCATGGGCATAAACACTCCATCGTCTACTAGAAAATCTGTGCCCATTATTTGATCTTCATCCACTCTAGTTTCTCTGCTGAGAATGGATAGTTGGCTTCCTTATAAAAGGCCTTGCGCTTGGTCAGGTGACGCTTGGCAAACTTGCATGTGCTGGTGATATCCCAGATTTCCACATGATCCTTGTCTTCGGCTTTTCTAATACCACGTCCAATACTCTGTATCACACGCACAAAGCTCTTGCCCGGTTCCACCAGCACAAGATTAAAGATGCGTGGTATGTTGATACCCACAGCAGCCACACCATAGGTGGCCACAATGATCTTGTCTGTGGCATCGGCCACCAGGTTGTATTCGTCCTGGCGGGTTTTTGACTTGGTAGCGCCTGACACAAACACTGCTTTGTTACCTAGGCGTTCTACCAGTTGTCGTCCACATTCAGTCCTGTCTACCAACACCAGAGTATTGCCTGTTTCGTTTACCTTGCGTATCAGTTCAGCCATGGTGTCCAAGCGTCCAGACTCCTCCAGCAGATATTTGAGCTCGCTTTGATAGTCAGCGTATTCCACATGATCCACCAGTTGCACAATGTTCACATGGCACTGTGCTAGCACACCTGCGTCTTGCAAGGTACTGGCACTGAGTCGACTGACCACTGGACCTAGGCTGACCAACAGGGCCTGGCTTTCAAACAGTTCTTTTGGCACTGTCCCGGTCAGCCCCCATCTTAAGGGAATCTGACTCATGGCTCCGGTCAGCAGGGTCTTGAGTGCATCAGCCTTGGCCATATGAACTTCGTCCACAATCACACACACCACATCTTGTATAAACTCATGAATGGTTATTTCTGCTTCGCCAGTCTTGGTCAGCTTCATCATGTTGTTGAGACTCTGCCAGGTGCATATGGTATGCTGACGATTGTATTCTTTTCTGTCGCCAAAATACACACCCACATCCAGACCCATGTTGATGTAGTCTTGCTCGGTCTGCGTTACCAGACTCTTGTTGGGCACAATCACAATTGAACGACCATAGGCACTGACTGCATCACTCAAGGCTGCTGTGATAATGGTCTTGCCTGCACCTGTGGCCACTTCTTGTATGCACTGCGGATTGGTCAGGAACTTGTTGATGATCTCCACCTGATAGTCACGCAGCACCATGGGCTCGCCTGCTGCTGGATGGGTTTTAGGCCATAGCACATGACTGTAATGATTTTCAGACACTGCTGCAAAGTCAAACACCGTAGTGTACTCACGTTGATCATCCAGCACCGGACTATAATCAAACTTGTCAAGTATGGGCATGATCTCGGGCAAGAGATTTACATAGGTGCTGCCACCTAGTTGAAAGTAGGCAATCTTGCCGTCCCACCTTCCCAGTCGAACCGCGGGCAGATAACGTGCCGCTGGATTCTCATACTTGAAAGCATTAACCAGAGCCTTGCGGCAATCCAGATCAAGTCCTTCTATCTTGATGTTGACTTCATCTCGAATTACTATGGTGCATTGTTTCATGATATGTTTTGGGTATTTTGCAAATCTAACCAGGACTGATACAGATTTTTGTTTGGTATGCTAATACCTAAATTTTCCAAAGAGTTGATTGCTTGACCTTTGAGTATGTCTTCTAATTGTACAACATTGTTGGTGTGTTTTGCAACCATATTAGAGTAGTCTATCAACATTTGTGCATAGTCTTCAACTGTGCTGGCACCGCACTTTGCTTGCATTTCTTGCCACACATGTGATCTGTGTAGTTGTTTAAATCTTTGTGCAGCCCACATGGCAACTGTAAAATCTTGCACTGTAATTGATATAAATTTGTGGCCGCGTAGTACATGATAATCAAGATCATGACTTGGTATACTGAGATAACAATCCGATATGTCTGCAATGTACTGATCTTTGTCTTCATTATTGACAAACATGTGCGGTTTTTTAAGACGTTGTCGATCAACTGAATGCATCAATGTGTTATTCTGAAACTCTGAATCCGTTGGGTCAATCAGTGCTGATATCAAATCTCCGCAGGTGCCGCCAGTATAACACACAATTTTCAAAGAGTTGGTGTCCATGGTGTTCCTTTATATACAAACCAAAATTTCAAGTTGCCGTTAGTGGTATCTGGGTTTTCAAGTTGATCATAGTATCCATTGGAATCAGGAAGTTTTTTGGTAAAATCAACACTGTGCCATACCAACTCTAGCCCAAGAATATGTTTCAAGGATTTTGCCCAATCCAAAAAGTGAGATTCTAAGTCAGTAGTCAGTCGATTAACATGTATTTGTGTGTCTCTAAAACTGTAGAAAACTCTGCAACCTGGATTCATCACTGATGAGTAGTTGCGTAGGTGTTCTGTTAACCCGTGTACAGTTACCCAATGGTCTGCACGATTGTTTACCACAACAAAATTGTCTACTAGAAATGGCACTACCGTTGGCAGCATCGATCTATCAGTACAAATATAAGCGTCAGGGTAAAAGGTTTTGACCACCGGGTGCATCTCAATCACGTGTACATCAGGAAATATATCTCGTATGTAATATCCTGCACTACCAAAAAATGCAGTACGCCCTGGTTGACAATTTTTCATTATTGCATAATCATACTCATCAATGATTGCACGAGTTAGATTTTTTCTATTCCACAGCCAATACTGATGTTTGAGTCGGCCTAATCTATATCGAATATATTGTGTTTTCCAGTTGCTTTTTTCAACAGCCTGGTCAAAAAATTCAATAATTTTGCTCATAATTTTCTAATAAAAAAATGCCTGTCTGGTATTGCCCAGGTAAACGCTGTTCCACAGTCCAGGTAGTCTAGACTCAGATCCACAATATCATAACCAGGCAATTGTTTTTTAAGCCATTGCGAAATAGCTAAATTGAAATTCTGATCAAGGGCAGCATCACAATAACTGTTGTCAATGTTGACATAGTGTCTGTTAAGACATAGATACAATTGAGAACAACGTTCTAATTGATTTTTTATTTGTTCGATCAATACCGTACACGGGTGTCTGCTGAATTTTTGATCAGTTATGACAACTAGTTCTGCTTCTGAACTCTTGCCGCATTGTATTACATCAACAATTTCAGTGAATACATCGGTGTCCGTTTTAAATTTTACTCTTTTGTAACCATTGAGCTTTATAAAATCTTCAATCTGTTTTTCTCTTCTGAGTTGCACTGATTCCACAAAAAAGTTTCTTTGTAATCGATTAAAAATACGAGCCCAATGATATAGTCCTCTAGGTGATTCTATTATTACTGGTCGATTGGGAATGAAAGATGTCATACTGTATATAGTAACACACATCTATACAAAAGTCAAAAAAACAGTCGCCTTTTTAGGGGCGACTGTGAAATCTGGGCAGGAGCCAACCTAGGCCCAGAAAACTCTTATCATTGTGCTGGCTTCATGCATGTGGTCTCTGCCATCAAGCGCCATTTTGCCGGAAAGCTCTTGACAAGATCCGCCACCTTCAGCGCCATGCGCAGGCTCATTTCACGCAGTCGAGTCTGATTGGTGTTCATGAACTCAATGATGTCGTCTTGCTGGCACTGCTCAAAGTCGTAGTCTGCAAACAACACGCCATCGCTGGCAATTTGTTTGATACGCAGAATCTTGTCACGCATGGTGTCCAGCGTCAAGTCCAGGTAATGGCAGCGACTTTGCAGTGCATCCAGGTGATCCCGCAATTTTTGCGATTTCATTTTGTCAAACTTCAGGTTGGTGATAAAGATCACACTGCCTTTGAATTCAAAACTGTCTGGGATGCCTTCACGGCGCAGGCTCGAGCTTTCACTCAACCAACTAATTTTACGCTTCTTGCCTGAGTCCAGGGCACCTTTCAGCAAGTTCAGTGCAACGTCATCCAACAGGATTGAGTCACAGTCATCAAACACCAGCACACAGTTTTCATCTGAGTACTTGTACAGAGTCTGATACAGGCCAATTGGGGTGGCTGAACCTTTGACAACTTCTGCACGAAGCCGTTTGCCCGCCAGTTTATCAAACATGGTGGCCTTGTCAATTTCCAGTTCCACGCCAAAGCTCTTGCCCACGCCTGGAGGACCTGACACAATCATGGCACGAATGTCGCCGGCTGTTGCTGCCTTGGTCATTTCTGTAAGAATTTCAAAACGCTCGCGAATTCGAGTCATTGCCTGTTCTTCAGTTTCTGTGTGTTTTGCAACTTCAATCTGCGGTGAATGTGCTGTCACAGGGTCTACTCCATTTACGTATTCAATGTCAGAAATGTTATTTACACGAATGCGAACAACGTCAAACTCAGGACCAAAATGTCCATTACTTTTTACAGTAACAAATCCGCCTTTGGATCCAGTTTGGAATCCCTTTACTAGGCTGAATGTAGCATTGCTAACTTTTTTGTTACGATACTCACCACTAACGATTCGAATTGCACTCACGGTTGGCTCCTTTTTGTGCGTTAAAATAGTATTATAGCAGAACTCTGAATAAAGGTCAAATGCGCCAAAGTGTTGTTAATAACGGGCGCTTAAGGCTGCTTTGTAGGCTAGCACAAACTTGTTAAAAGCGTCTTGCACTTCGTCATTCTGGTCTAGAAACATCTCGTTGAGTACAACTTGCACTTTAAGCATTGCATTGTCCAAACGCTGTTCTTGTGTCTGTAAATCTTGCATGGTGTTTCCTTTGTTGCTAAGTGTATATTATAACATTTCGGTGAATAAAGGTCAAATCCTGTTATTTGTTAGCTAGCCGTTTTATAATAGCAATAAACCAATGCTGGGCAAGAATTTCTTGGAATCTCAGCTCTGGGTTGTACCATTCACCAGTTTTGCGATCTTGTACCATCATAATCAGCTCCTTTTTGCTATGTGTGTATTATAGCATTTCGGTGAATAAAGGTCAATCGAAGCAGGCTGTGTAAACTGCTTCACGTACAGCGGTGTCTACTGCTTCGGAATAGACTTCTTCCAGTGCCAGTGCAGCCAGCATGGCTTGGACGGTGGGCCAACTGAGTTGACGTTGAAACTTCAGCATCACAATGCTTTCTACTGCTTGGTTGCCCGCATCAGTAAACATTCCGTAGTCATGAATCATATCGTTCCTTGTTGCTGCGTATGTGTGTATTATAGCATTTGGGTGAATAAAGGTCAATCGTACCGTTTTCGCTCGCCGGACTCTTGATTGTACTCATAGCCCCGGTAGTATTCACGCATCTCTGCCAGGGTCATGTCGGAACCTTCCACACGAGGTGCATTGCCGGTACCATTGGGGTACTTGTGGGGATCTTGTGCTCGACCGTAGTAGCTGTCTGCTGAGCCGCGATCAAATGGGCTACCATGGGAGGCATTGTAGGTGATGCCCTGAAATTCTACTGTTTGGACGGTATCAATCATTTTCTTCTCCTATTACTTGAAATAACGATAAGGCAAGCCCAGAGTGTAAGCAAGGTAGTCGTTGTCGCCGCGAGTCTGTTCAGCTTCGTGTATCCAGCGCATGGCCATGTCACGATCCTCAGCACCGCAAGCAATGATGCTCTGCACTCGCATCTCAAACTCGTGAGCTGCTTTTTCTTCAGAGATCTTGCGCTCACACTCGTTGTGCTGGATCATGCGGGACAGGTGCTCAAACTCCTGATTGAATTCAGCCTCTGTCCAACCCGTAGTGTCCACGTGACGAGGACGGAAACCATGAGCGTCTTTGTACATATCCCAGAAGATGCTGTGCAGTTCTTCAGTGCGGGTCATTGTATCTTGCATGATCAGTTCCTTGCTGTGTATGTGTGTATTATAGCACAATGGTGAATAATGGGCAACCGAATGCCCATTACACTGCAAAATTATACAAATTCCACGTTATCTGTGCGCATTGTCTGTTTGGCTTGTGCAATAATACGTTCTTTGTCTGCTTGAAGTGTTTCGTAGCAGATGTCTCCGCTGACATAAGCACATTTTGCTTGAGTAGGAAACATGTGAACAATCTCGCCGTTGTCTTTTACTTTCCTGTGTACATTAAAAGCAAAAATAATTTTGTATGTCTCTTTGTCTTTGTAGTAAATGACTTTGGCTTTTGCAATATTTGCGCTATAAATTGTAGACATAGTTGGCTCCTGTGTTACTAAGTGTGTATTATAGCATTTTGAGCAATAAAGGTCAATTCAGCGCCAAAGTTCAGCAATGGTGGGATCTGTGACCTGATGCGGTTTGGGGAGTCCGTGAAAAACCACCAGGGCAGTATCGTTGGCAATGGCAACTCCGGCACCAGGGCGGCGATGCAATCGGCGCTGAAAGTCAAATCCGCCATCCAGGCATTGCCAGCGGTAGCTTTCCACACGCTTGTCCTCAAAGAATCTACGTTGATTTACATCCAGCACATGACCTAGATAATCTTGATCTCCGGGAAACTGCTTGGCCACTTGCCGAATGTCTTTGGTCAAAAGATCGTTCCAGATCCAAGAAAACTTGGACACATTCCACCACATCATGCTGGAGTTGAGTGTGGTTGAGTTCTGTCGTTGCAGATATCTAAAGTCCCGTATGCCCCAGAAGTAACTGGTGTTCAGGGCCGTGACCCAGTCCAGTTCACGTGCCACCACCACATCAAGATCAAGATACAACAGGTCTCCGGCAAAGTGCTCAGGATTGAACAACTGCATCTTGTACCACCAGGACTTTTTGGGACCGCCCATGCCCCAGTCATCCAGCACATGTTTGATCATGTGTGGCGGAACTGATCTGTCATGCTCGGTGTACACATGCATGCGTATGCCATGAGGGAACACACGCACCAGCATGTTGTAGAGTCGTTCCACATACTGCCAATCATATCCGGTGCTGTGTATCACACAGGCACAATCAACTATGCCGTCAGTGCTGGTTCTATTCTTTTTAGCCATAGGCCCTTTTGTAATTCTTCCACAGTGTATTCAGTATGACATATTTCTATCAGCCATTGATCTCGATTGATCAAGTAGGGTTGGTCAATCTGTGCTATTGCATGAGCAACTGGATATGCTAGACTGGTAGTATTTACTATGGGTCTTGTGCCCGAAATAGCTGCTTGGATTCCCGGTCCTGAGTTGTAGTTGACCACAGCATGATAATCAAAATGCATGTCAAAACCGTCGTAGGTGTTGCTCAGTCGTGCTGGCCGAACCGGTACTATGTCAGACGGTAATCGATTCCATTGCAACGCAGACCTAGGATGCGACCGTACATGAATTGGTCTGTCAGTGTGCTTGCGCAACTCACGGATAGTATCTGTGATCCAGGCTTCTTGGTTTACTCCGTTCAGTTGATGACTGCGATTGTGCTGTGCTGCTATCAGTACAGCAGGGTTTGCACTGTGATTGACTGCTAGACTGGTGCCTAGTTTTCTTGGACGGTCCAGATCAAGATTGGTTTCGTGCCCATAATAGCCTTGACTTGTCACATTGTTCACCGCCAGTTTCCAGGTGCGACCACGATACAACGCACCAACTTCAATCACTATCACAGATTTTCCCTGCGCACGATAGTGCTGATATACCTGTTGATTTTGGGCCATACGTCCGTGCCACAGCACACTCCATATGACCACTGCATCTGAATTCATGGAGTTTTCTTGTGTTTGTATTCCACGAGCCTGCAGACTATCTAGTACTGCCCCCATGACAGGTCCCGAGTTTTGGGCGCATTGAGCCGGAAAATATGCGATGTTTTTTATCACTGTAAATACACTTATGAGATACTGTGTAGTTACCACTTTTAATGCCGCTGGCTACGAGAAATACGGACATCGCATGATCCAGACCTTTTTGCAAACTTGGCCTGCCGAAGTAGACCTGATTGTGTATGCTGAAAACTGTACTGTAACCGAATCTGCGGCCAATTTGACAGTGCATGATCTTGTGGCAGCAAGTCCCGAACTAGCGGCATTCAAAGCTCAGTGGCGAGATGTGCCCAAGGCCAATGGCGATGTCAGTGCCGATCCTGCTCGAGCACGCCGCAAGGATTCAGGCAAAGGATTCAAATGGGACGCTGTGCGCTTTTCTCACAAGGTCTACAGTATTTTCCATTGTGCTAAACACACGCAAACTGATTGGTTGTTGTGGATGGATGCCGATACTGTTTGCCATAGTCCTGTTACTGTAGCCGACCTTGATCGGTTATGCCCAGCATCTCAGGATCTTTGTTTCTTGGGCCGTCGTGGCAAATACACCGAATGTGGATTGTATGCAATGAAATTGGCCAGTACTGCTACCCAAGACTTTCTACAAAAATTTCAAACGGTATATGATCATGCAGAGACCGGTATCTTTACTCTGGCAGAATGGCACGACAGTTTTGTGTTTGATCATGTGAGAACTCAATGCGCATTAAAAGAACTGGACTGGAGCGGTGATTTGATCACTGGTGAAGGTCATCCGCTGATCAACTCAGACTGGGGCGCATATCTAGACCATCTCAAAGGTGCTAGAAAAGATCTAGGGCGCAGCCGAAGAGCAGACCTTAAGGTTCCACGTACAGAAGCGTACTGGCAATGACCTGGATATTTCTAAACAAAAACAACAGTGACGAGTACATTGAAATGTTTGCTCATGGATCAGGTGCAATTCCCACTTGTTTAGAAACATGGCAGTACGAAGACAGCACAGACCCATTGGTGTTGCGAGGTATCATGAAGCACAAGATTATCAAGCGGTGCTGGCAAGACACTCGTGACTTCTACTACATGGACACTGGATACCTGGGCAATAGACCCGGACCCGACAATCCCAATGGCTGGAAATTCTGGCACAGAGTTGTGCTGAATGATCTACAACACAGTACTGTTGTTGCCAGGCCGGCAGATCGTTGGCAACGACTAGGCATCGCCATGCGTCCTGAACAACGTCACAGTCGCAACATCCTGCTGGTTGCACCCGACGAGAAGCCCTGCAGTTTTTACGGCATCACACTGGATGAGTGGATGCAGACAACTATTCACACACTGAAACAACACACAGATAGACCCATCCTAGTGCGAGAACGACCGGCATCTCGCTGGGATCGTAAAACACAACGAGCCGAAGACTGGCTCATGGATGTACATGCTGTGGTCACATTCAACAGTTCTGCCGCAACTGAATGTATCTTGGCTGGTGTGCCTGTGTTTGTCACAGCACCTGCCAATGCTGCTAGACCTGTGAGCAATTTAGATCTAGAAAAAATAGAAACGCCATGGTTTCCCACAGATGACGAACGTCATGCCTGGGCTTGCCATTTGGCGTACGGACAGTTCCATACCACAGAACTAGCTGACGGCACCGCAGCCGCAATACTCAAGGAGACTCAAAATGCGTGAACACTATGGATGGCAATTTCCCGACTTCGAAACACACTTACCACGGATGTTGAAGAAAAGTGTAGACAAAGGTCTACCAGCTGAATATCAAATTGCTGTGCGACAACGCAGTATTGAATTATGCACTCAACGAGATGTGGCACTAGACATTGGTGCCAACGTGGGTTTATGGAGTCGTGACCTTGTGAAAAGTTTTGCCCGTGTGATTGCCTTTGAACCTGTTGCTGTGTTTAGAGAATGTCTTGAACGCAATGTAACCGGGGAAAACTTTGAAGTTCGTCCCATTGCGCTGGGCGATCAGGACACCATGGGAACCATGATCATTACCGAAGACAATTCGGGGCACAGTCATCTTGACCCTGCTACCATGGGCGCAGGCGATGTGCAAGTGGTTCGGCTTGACAATCTAAACTTGCATGACATAAACTATATCAAAATTGACTGCGAAGGATACGAGTATCGCATACTGCAAGGTGCGGAACAAACTATTCGACGTTGCAGACCTGTTGTGGTAATAGAACAAAAACCACATGATGCTTACAGCAAACAATACGGCCAGTTTGCGGCTGTTGGCCTGTTGAAAGAATGGGGCATGATCAAGCTAGATCAAATTAGAGATGATTGGATTATGGGATGGAACTAAACACAACTGACAATATTGATAAGGGTGCCAAAGATTCTGCGGCATGGGCTGTTAAATGGACCAAGGATAGATATATTGCCAAACATCGAGCAAGTTTTGAGATAGTAGATGCTTATCTCAATCAACCCATAGGGCGACTGTTGGACATTGGCTGTGGCTTTGCGTGGCAAAGCCGATGGTTTAATGAAAAATACGGTACAGAACTTTGGTTGTTGGATGGTGACGCTAGTACCAACGCTACCAAATCTGACACTGCCAGTTACGGCAACTGGAACACTGATCCCAGTGAACTAAAGTTTTATCACACATTTGATTTCTTGGATGCCAAACTACAAGAACTAGGCACAAAGAACTACCATCTAGTAGATGCCAACAACATCAACATACCCAGTGATGTTAAATTTGATGTTATCACATCATGGCTCAGTTGCGGACATCACTATCCTGTAAAAACCTACATAGAGTTGATGAAAAAACATTCGCACAAGAATACCAGAATCATCTTGGACATTAGATGCAAGGGCACAGCAACAAACTACATTGGTGTAGATGGGTTTGAAGTTGTGAATGTTGTTTCAAACGCTGGGGGTAAAAAACGTGCCACAGTAGAGATCAAGTTGCTATGACAAGTGCGTACTATGCAGAATCAGTTCGTCTAGGTCGTGAGTTCCAGGAGAGCAACAAAAGTTGGGCAGGCTATGATGTGGTCAAATATCAAAATTGTGTCAAGGACCTAGTGGATCACTATGGTGCGCAAACCATACTTGATTACGGCTGCGGCAAGGGACAGCAATACACTGAACCGCTACCCTATGCTGGAGAACACAATTGGCAAACGTTTGATGCTTACCTGGGTGTTAGTGTGTATCGGTATGATCCTTGTGTGGCAGGATTAGAAACACCACCACCTGCAGGCACAAAGTTTGACGGTGTTATTTGCACACAGGTGCTGAACAGTATTCCAGACGATGATTTGAATTGGGTTGCAGCACAGCTGGAATCATACGCTGCTAAGTTTTGTTTTGTTGGCTTGAATTTTCAGCGTCCTGCCAAGGGCAAAAAAACCATGTATGATCCTGAGCACTTTCGTGAGCCAAGAACACGTGAATTCTTTCAGAGATACTTCAAGAACTGGAGCAGCAGTGATCTGTTCTGGTGGTTCAAGGATCGCTCACACTATCCTGAGTGGATGGATGATCAGTTAAATGGTCACTGGAAAGATGTTCCAGATAGCTGGAGCGGCAAATACCAATACGTGGAGGCAATTTATCAATGACCATAATAGATAAAACATATCAAGCCCAATTGTCTGAAATGCACAGCAAGGGACAATTTGTTAGAGGTAGCAAAATTTTTGGTAAAATACAACCATTCCTCACACAGTATCAACCCACCAGTGTGTTAGACTTTGGATGCGGACACGGTGCTCTGATGACTAGCATACAACAGGCCTATCCTGACATGCGTGTGGAAGGTTATGATCCGGGTAACGCTGATCATAATTGTGTGCCAAAAAGATCATTTGATGCTGTGGTCAGTGCAGATGTGTTTGAACACATTGAGCCCAACCATCTAGCGGAAACATTACACATGATCAGCAACAAGATGATCGTTGCAGGTTGGTTTAGAATTGCCTGTTATCCTGCAAAAAAACATCTACCAGATGGCCGTAATGCTCACTTGATTGTGGAGTCACCCGCATGGTGGCGAGAACAATTACTTGCCAACATGGATATCACCATTGTGTCACAAGAGATCTCTGTGTTTGACAAAAGTCACAAGTGGCCCAACGTTGTGGGACACAACTACGATATTATTGTAGAAAAGGCATAAACTTTTGATAAATGAGACCAGCTTTGCCATCCTGGTCACTCCAGTGTGCTGTTGCTAGATCATGTATCCACTGGCCTGTGCTAAACTGTTGCGGCGATTCAATAGTGCTCATGTCATGATGTGCTACTGCCCAGGTGACTGCACTGGCATCATCCACCCAGACCGGCACACCTTCTAGCACAGCAGCAACACTGGCACTGCTGTTGAAAAATACTGCTGCATGGGCCAATTGTAAATTCTCCAGCAGAGTTGATTCAAGTGGATTTATCACCCGCACATGTTGTCTGACATATTCTTTGTGTTGAAACTTGGTAAAATCTGCCATGTCGAACTTGCCAGGATGTGGTCGTATCACAATCTCTCGTGTGGTGTACTTTCGTATTTCTTGAATTTTGTTGACCAGCCAGGCCAATGGACTCAAAGTTTTCATACTAAATCCACCATCACGTTGCATGCCTATTAGAATATAGCCATCACGGAATCGAGTTGGACGCATTGTGATGCCCAGCTGATGCTGTATCTCTTGCCACTTGGTGGAATCACTGTTACGGTTAGCATACTCGGCACGATCATAAAACGGGCCGCCAAGACTGTATCGAAGATATGTGCCTGAGTTGTCCAGGTACTTGAAGCAACTGGCATCAATGCACATGGTACGAAACCCATGTCTTTGTTGTTCAGCGATGACTTGTTTTCGCAGTGTGATATTTCTGCCACCTGTGTTTGTTGTGGCCCAGCCCAGCATCACTGCCAGCTTTGCGGGCTGGTATCTATAGTCCCAGTCCACAACCACACTGTGTCCAAGAGCTCGTACACCTTGAGCAAAATTTTCAAGGCATGCTACCTTGCGCTCATGTTTGTGTGCATTGGCCACACTGGATGCATACACAACCACATCAACCATTGTTCAGGATCCGCCATGCTGTGCCATCACGCATCTCCAGTTCAGTAAACTGACAATAGGCCAAATGATGTGCCCAGGCTGTGACTTCATCTAGACTGGGAATACGTGGATTTTCAATTGCGCTGAGACTTTGACTGCACAAGGGTCCGGCGGCGTTGGGACCTAGTGTGATAGCCGGTTTACCGTACAACAGAGCTTCTCCAGCTGCAATACTACTAAACGTGACCAAACAGTGTACATCACGATCCAGGGCCATTTCCATGGTGTCATCGTTGACCCTGGTACTACGACCTTGTTTGGCGCGAATCACCACAGGGCGATCAGAATACTTTTTGATTTCTTCTTGTACATTGGCCAACCACTCTTCTAGCACAATATCATAGTTGTTCAGAAGTTTTTGACTGGGCGGAGCAATCAGGATATTTGTTCCTCTTCGCATTTTTTTAATTTGCACCCCAGTATTGCTAAATCTGTCTCCGGGTCGTTCCACAATGTCACCAAACCATTGTACATCATTTCGAGTAATGCGATGAAACGTTTTTTTCTTACCGTTGCCAAAATATCCTGTGTCAATGTAGTAAAAATCGCGGCCGGCATCTTTACAGGCCTGCATTTGCTTGCGTTTGGTAATGCCACGCAGTACCACCGGAGTGGCTGTGAATTCTTCTCGACTCCAGCTGCTGATTTGACCACCAGCACCTTGCACAAAACTTTGTAGTATGGGATCGTACATGTGACCTTTTCTTTCGTATCTGTATTCACTGTCGGTACTCACTATGTTGTTGACAGGCAATGCAGCCAGTTGTTGTGTCAGCAGCGGCAAGGTAATACCATACACCAGTCCTGCCGGGTCCACACGGTATTTCAGAATGTTTTCGAACAGTACTGTGACGTCCGGTGGTGCTTGATCAAATATGCTCAAAGGCACCGGTGGTGCAGGCGATTCTACCCAGTCATCATCCAATGGTTCTTGATCGATCATTTTATATCACGCTGTTGACAGTATTCTGTAAAGATACGCTCTCGATGCCACTCATCCGAAAAGTCACCTTGATCAGCAAACTCATGGAAGCAAGGAGTTCCCAGTGTGTAATGAACCAGTTTTGCCATTGGGTTCCATTCGTATTCCACATCCAACCAATTCCATTCTTTAGGTAGTTCGCCAATGCGAGCATCATCTATCCACGAGAAACGGTGTAGCTCGGCACCTGTGGCTCGTTGGACAAACTCGGGAGTAAGTCGCCGGTTAGGAAAGCTATTACAATTCCACAAAATAACACTACTCCAATTCTTGCGAGGATAGTTTTCATTTTTTGATCCTAGGTATTTTTCACTCATGCGTGTTTGATAATCATGTTTGACCACTTGCACATCTTGTGCAGCATTACGCAGGTTCCACAATTCAGCAATGTCTCCACGCACAATCATGTCACCATCTATGAAGATAGCATGCCCGGTGTAGTTCATCAGGTGCGGTACCAGGAAACGACTGTAGATAAACTGATTGCTGCCATCTGTGTGTGTTTCTGTGTAGTCGCGGAACAGATTTAGAGCCAAGGGAATAATGCTGACTGGTTGACTGGCGTGTCTAATTATTGAGTTCACGCACACATGATATGCTATGGCTTCTCTGGGATCGTAGCCCACAAAAACTGGTATGATGTTTGTCATTTTCGTTCTATGTCCGTTTCTGCGCAGTTTTCGCCGTACTGTATTTCAATCAGTTTTAGCGGTTGATCAGTTTCGTTGCACAACTGGTGCCACTCATTTAATTTTATCCAGGTGGATTGATGCCGTGCAGGACTTGCCATCAACTCATATTCAGTGCTGTGAGGATCCACTGTGTAAACAGTGGCTTCACCTTGGGCCACAAACCAGAACTCTGCACGACTTGAGTGTCGTTGCATACTGAGTCGCTGACCCGGCATCACAGTAAGTTCTTTGAGTTTGACATGGTTATCAACTTCGTGCAGCACACGATAGTAGCCCCAGGCTCGTTGAGTCTTTGGGGCTTTCCACTCTTCCAGAATCCAGCTGCTACTATTCTGTTTATCGTCGCCGCCTACTCCGAATTTGAAAACCACATCTTGCACCACCATTTCAGGAATATTGACTGCTGTGCGATCACCGCCGTTGGCAAAGATGATTTCATCCTTGGGATACAACATCTGCACATTGCGTATGGCTTCAATTCCGGATCCGTCATCGTCGTTGAACAGGATACAGTGATCTACCATGCGTAGATTTTCTATCACTGCCACACGCTCAACTGCAGGCATAAACGGTCGACCTTTTTTACGGCTCAACCATGAGTCAGAATTTACTCCCACTACCAGCCGATCACCAAGTTGGCGGGCTGCTGCTAGATAGGAGATATGTCCAGAGTGTAAGGGATCAAATCCCCCAGTTACAAGTACAATTTTCATACTTGTATTTAAACACTGATTAGATCAGGTCTAGTTTTTCCCACGGCAAATAGTCTTTGCCAAAGTGTCCATAATTGGTAGTTGATCCATAAATTGGACGGAACAAATCAAATCTCTTGATAATTCCTGCAGGGGTTAGGTCCACATTGTTTTGTACCCAATCAGTAATTGCTTGACTATTGCCATCACTTTGTACATAAAAGCTCATGGGTTGCTCAACTCCAATTGCATAACTGATCTGACATGTGGCACGGGTGGCCTGGCCGCTGGCCACAATATTCTTGGCAAGATAACGCATCATGTAGGCTGCACTGCGATCTACCTTGGTGGGGTCTTTGCCACTAAAAGCGCCGCCACCGTGTGGGCAAGATCCACCGTATGTGTCCACAATAATTTTGCGTCCAGTTAATCCTGTATCCCCATCGGGTCCGCCAATGACAAAGCGTCCTGTGGGATTGATATAAAACTCTGTGGAATTATCAATGTATTTTGTAGGCAATATACCAAGAATAATATTTTTCACTGTTAGTCGAACATGATCAATATCCACCAAATCACTGTGTTGAGTACTGCACACGATCTTGGCTATACGTACAGGTGTGCCGTCATCATGATATTCAAATGTGACTTGTGATTTAGCGTCAGGTCCTAGCCAATCAACCACCTGAGTTTTGCGCACTTCTGTCAGTTGTTCAACAATGCGATGGCTCCAGTAAATGGCTGCGGGCATATAATTTGCAGTTTCATTACAGGCATACCCAAACATCAGGCCTTGATCTCCGGCACCAAACGAATCTGTGCCAAGTGCAATGTCAGCACTTTGCCCATGTAGCAAGTTTGTGATTTCTACTGTGCGCCAATCAAATCCCGATTGCTCATATCCAATTTCTTTAATAACACTTCGCACAGCAACATCAACATCTTCAGACTGTAATACACCTTTGTATTCTCCAGCAATCACCACACGATTGGTAGTTACCAAGGTTTCGCATGCACATCTTAGTGCAGAATCCTGTTTGGCCATCACAAGATCTAGTACTGTATCGCTGATTGCATCTGCAATCTTATCTGGGTGCCCTTCTGACACCGATTCACTTGTAAACAAATAACTCATTAATTTCCTTAAACTTGAATATCTTCCATACCAGCTGCTCGTAGTCTAACAATGTGACCCAGCATGAAGTTCTTGCTTTCTAGTGCCTTCATGATACCCAGCCAGCGATTACGCAGCAGGGCCACTTCATTGATAATGGTTTCAAAGTCAATCACTTCATCTTCGCCGTCCACATACTTTTCAGCATCTCTGCTGCTGAGAGCACGATTGTAACCTTCCAGATACTTTTGAAAGTGCTTGCGACGAATCTTGCGCAGTTGAATGTTCAGCAGATTCAACACAGCTTCTACTTCTTGAAGCTGATAGAATCTCTGTTCAGTTATGCCCGGAAGCAGCTTGATGTTGTTCTCAACAATGCCGCCAATTCGGCAATCTCGTTTGGCATCCGTGAGCTCACGATCATAGTGTGCCATGAAGTCTGGGATCTTGCCCAGATCCGCAGCCACTTGACTATACCACATCAGTTTTCCCAGCGGTCATCATCTGTGGTGTCGCTATCTTCTTCAGGATCTTCATCTTCGGGATCCACATAGTCTTTGTCGTTGTCAAGATAAGCAGTGAGCGCACGTTTGATATCCACATCGTTCTTGAAGGCAGCACGAATATCATCCACATCCGAATCATTGTCAATCAAGATTGCAACCACAGCTTCTGCTGCTTCGTCACGATCCACAGTGTTCACATAACGCTTGAGTTCTCCCCAGATTTCGCTTGCTACTGTTTCGCTCATGCTTCGTCTCCTTCTTCTGCTGTAACGACCTCATCTTTGATCTTGGCAAAATCTGCCATGACCTTGTCAAGACAGCCATCTTCGTTGGCTTCCCAGGCCTTGCGGAAATACTTGATAATTTCGCCTGTGTCCTGTATAGTGAATGCCAGTCTATTGCCATCCTTTTTAAGGATACCTTTTTTCTCAGCTAGATCAGTCAAGCCCGAATACGGACTCATGCCTGTTGTGTACGGAATCTTGACCTGCACACCTTCAAAAGGTTTTGAATAACGTGTTTTCATGATCTTGCATGACGCACGGATACCGTTGACTTCAGACACCTTGTTGCCATCTTCATCTTCTTTGAGCTTGAGTTTCTTCATGGCCACAACGATTGAACTGGCGTAGATAAATCCTTGACCACCGGATATCTTATCGTCTGGATCAAACATGTCTTGACTTGCATATGTATGATTGGTACACACCAAGCCCACATTGTAATTACCAAACATGTTTACACAGTTACGAACCAGGGCTGTGAGTGCTTTGGGTTTACGACCAAGGTCACCTTTCATTTCACCTGCTTCAAACTGGTTGACGTCTGTGGGTGTCAACAACATGCCCAGACTGTCAATCACAAACATGACCTTGGGACGTTCGCCTTCGGCCAGGGCCTTGTAGTCCTGCATGAATGTTGAGATTGTTTTGGCCACATCATCAATCATGCTCATGCTCAGTTTCAGCAGTTTGTCTTGGCTGGTGTCCACACCCAGTGCCTTGAGCCATGCTTCGTCTAGAGCGTTTTCGCTGTCAACCAAGACCACATAGATACCTTGCTCTTGTGCGTTCTTGATAATGTTGCCCGAGCAGATATAACTCTTGCCTGCACCAGATTCACCAGCAAACACTGTGACCTTGCCTAATGGAATACCTCGATCAAAGAATCCTGAGATTAGGTAGTTCAGTGCAAAGTTGCCTGTGCTTACCCAGTCTGTGGGGTCATTGAAGCCAATGCTGAGTCCTTCAATGCTTTTTGTAATTTCCTTGCGGAACTTGCTTACGTCAAATGCTTTTGCCATGCTTACCCTTAGTGTAAAATTATTTGTGCTCGATTGTTGTCTCGAGAATTTCTATATAACATTTTTCTATATTCGAACAGTTTGTTTTCTAGATCTACTATGTTTACAATTGGTATTTGTTCAGCAACTAGTTTGATACCGTTCCCGCTGGCCCAGGCCTGTGCTTCTCTACTA